GAGTTGCACAAAATCCCAACTACAATCCAGTCAAAGAGTTTAAGGTAACTACAAAACAGTATGAGGCCCTTAAGCAACTAATCGCCTCATGCCAGAATGAGGATCTTAAGAGTATTCAATTCTGAAACTCTTAAACGGGAGCCCCACTTTCTTAAGTGGCACCGTATCACCACTCTCTGCTATTCTTAAAAACACCATGAAACATTCATGTCTCCTTTTTAACAATTCAATACAGGGAATAAATTCCGAATGGGAAACCAAGATGGTCTTACTCGGAAGAAAATTTAGAGAGGCCCATATTGAACCGTTCTGTAAAAAGTATAATCTTTCGTATGTTTCTTATCCGTGCCTGTGGTTTATTGATATGGCAACCGATAAGATCATTGATGTAGACTGGTTTGGTTCTTATGAATTTTATACTGCGATTCCTGGATCTTTAATCGATAAGAAATACATTGATGCAAATAATCCACTTATTCAAGATTCTTCCTTTGTTGAAGAGCTTAAGGATTTGTATAAGGTCTTAAGGAATGAAATTAGACGTGAAGTTTATTTTGGCGAATATGTAGGATGCTATGAACAACTGGCACGCTAACACCTCTTCCTCTAGAATACAAAAGTCACCCAAACCAAAAGCACAAATGACCATCAATCTTGCAGACTATGTTAATAAGGTTGTAACCATCACAACCCGCAATAGTTCAACAGAATTCGGAACTGTAAGATATAATAAATTTATAGATTATCCTTATCAAATAAACGACCAAGAATACCACCAAGACGGCAAATGGGTTGGTAATATGAAATGCCCACAGGATATTGTAAAAATTGAAGAGTATGTTCCTCCGGCAGAGAGATATTGCGAATCTTGTCAATATTGGGAAAACGGGTATTGTGATTTTCCAAATACAACTGCATCCGAAAAACGAAATGCTGGCGATTCCTTTGTGGAAATTGTTGCAACGGCTGATGATGACCAAGGATTGTTTGCATCATTAAAAACAGGACCAAAGTTTTGTTGTATTCATCATAAAGGAGTTTGGGAATAGTGATACGTTTCCCCTTGGAAGATAATATATCCTCAGAGGACACCTGAACAACTGGCACACGGCCAACAAAACCAACCAGAACTGCCCTTATACTGATCTAGTCAACCGAACCAAAAGCCCCAAATGACCATCAATCTTGCTGACTTTCTCAACAAAGAAGTAGCCGTTACGCTACGAAATGGCGAAATTCGCACCGGAATTATCGAGGATTCTAGTTCTGTGTTGACATCTTGGTTATCCGAAAAGTATCCATTTTATATGGATAACAGTTCTCTAGATGCTTGCCTCACATGGACAAGTTCCGGTTTGTGGTCGGTATATCATTCTAGCCAATTTGACATCTTAAAAATCACACCAAAACAAATTAATACCCAACAACTGCTCCAGACTATTCAAGAAACCGAAGATCAACTGAATAAACTGAAAGAACAACTAGAGCAACATAAGCCACCCACCCACAATTCAAGAGGCAAAGATTCGTGTGGAGCGAAGATGGTCCCATTAAACTATTCAAAAAATCTCTATGAGTATTAAAAAAACGTATTTTAATCATTTTAAACAAATATGTGTCTAAAAGCATAAAGGAATAAGTTTTAAGGTCTTATTGAATGGATATGCGTATGAAAGCATAAAGGAATGGTCTTATTAAGTATATTGAGCATATTAAGCTTATTGAGTAATGGAAGGTCTTATTGAGTAATGGAAGGTCTTATTGAGTAATGGAAGGTCTTATTGAGTATTAAATGCAGTTAAAGTATCTTAGAAGGTGTCCCGTCTTAGTGGACTTAGCCAGTAAGACCCTAAACACCATGCACACAAATAAAAACGCAAGAAAATATCAAAATATAGCTAACCACCTCAACAACTGGCACACACTCGCCCATCGGTCCCACGCCTGCCCACTACAATAAGAAGGTCAACCGATTCCACCGATGTCCCTTTCTATTATTCGTTCATTCACCGAATCCGATAAGGAGAGACTAAACGAATCTGCACTAAGATTCGTAAAACGTCATAGTCTTGAAATGGATTTAGACGGTCTACCGACATTATCAGATGCAGTAGATTGGCATGTGTTAATTTATGAACCCAAATTAAAACCTTTATGGCAGGCTTGTAAATGTCGGGCATTAAAGGTTCCCGTTGCTGCTGGTATTACAGTAGCATACGGTTATATTGGCTACTCTGTTAATTGATTCTTCCACAACACCCCAAACAAATGACATTCTGCCCCGATAGGTTCTTTGCAGAGGCCAACAGTGCATACTGCCACGATAGCAAAGGGCTAAGATATGGTCAATTCCTTATGAATTACCTAGGAGATCATTATCTTGATGTTTATTGTAAGTTAGAATCAATGCAAGATTGCTATCACGATGATAATAAAGTAGGAGAATTCGTTAAGTTCGTCTATGCTCAAGAGACACCTTAAGAACTGGCACACACATTCACCACACCACACAAAATGTGGTATTATAGTTAAGTCCCAAACCCAATCAAATGACTACCCTTGAAAACATGGATGAAACCCCACGCCATGCTTATTTCAGTGCCGATGCCGCAGCCCAGTTCGGCACCTCGATTTATTTGAACGTGGATAATGAAGAGGTTGAGGTTACACATGTAGGCAAAAACTTAATAGATGACGGCTATTATAAGTGGCCAGACCAAAAATCATTGAAGCCGGTTGTTAGATGGTTGAGGGATGGCAGGGTCAGCATAAGAACTCCTTATCATCCAACCCCTTGACAGCCCGACAAAAACCTGGTATTCTTAAAAAGTCCTCAACCAAAGCAACCATCAACATGAAAATCAATTACTTCAATCTGCTGTTTGTTATGACTATTAGTGGTCTTTCTGGTTTTTATCTTGGCCCCGTAGGTGTTATCCTATTCGCCATTCCTTTTGGAATTATTGGCGGTTTACTTTGGCCCATTTTGGAAATAGATAATTGACCAATAAGAAGTTCTTATCATTCGGGGCTTGACATTCATTCAGGCCCCTGTTATTCTTAAAAAGTCAACCACCCCCCAGACACATGACCCGCATCATTGAACAGAAGATGAATCAAGCCATCTCCAATGGCAGGAACTTCGGCGGTGGTAACACTACCGTAATCACCGAAGATGGAGTTATTAAAGTTCTACTCCACGGCAATCTTATTGCCAAAATTGGTGGTAATTTTATCCAAATCTTTGATGGCGGCTGGCAAACAAAAACCACAAAGAGCCGGCTAAATGCTATACTTCAATCTCGTGGTTGGGGGATCTTTCAAAAGAACTTTGAATGGTTCGTAAATGATAATGGTAAAGATGTTCCCTTTGAAAGTGGAATGTTTCTCCAATAAGAAACACTTATCATTAAGGGCTTGACAAACTCTCAAGCCCCTGTTATTCTTAAGAAGAAAGAGAGGTTCCCATCATGCTCTAATCCACTCACAACACTCCATCAGAAACTCTAACAATTCTTGCTTCCCCCAATCAATAAGAGGCCCTCAACATGCCCTAATCCATTAAGATAAGACTCTCTCATTCGGGGGAGTCTTATTTTGTATTCGTTATATTTTTATAAGAGCCCAGGATTAGCGTGCCGGTTTATGTTTAGGCGCTTCTTACGCTGTCCTAGGTTGTCTAAGGTATTCTAGGCCCCCTACAGGCTCTTCTAGGTGCCTTCCAGACACTTCTACAACTGACCCACCACCACAACAGCGAACCTGAAAATGGTATATTATTAAAAGTCCCCCTGCCCCGCCTCAAATGGCCCAATGTCCAATCTGTAATGGTTACGACCGTAACCATCTTCTAACAACACATAAGCTTTTAGAATCTGGTGATGTAACCGTGCGTCGGTATTCTTGTAATACATGTTCTTATTGTTTTGATACCGAAGAAAAGTTAGTGGAAGTAGAGGTATCACCCGAAGATATGAAACGAGCATTTAATTATATTCTGAATCAACTTATCAAAACTAAGGATGAACTACCGTAACTTTATAAACTTACCTCCAATCAAATGGCCATTATCAATCTAACTCAACACGATGCAACCGCAGAACAAATAGCCACAGGAATTGTTGATATTCACATTGATGATATGCTCCAAGAGGTTAGAAAACTTCTTACACTTAGCGAGCTTCCCATAATACAAAGGGCTAAAAATATAGCCTACATTGCAAGTGATTATAGGTTTCTTTATGACGGTGGCCATAGAGATAAGTGTGAAGGTGTTATGATTGGTTGTGCTCCCTATCTTATGGGGCCGTTAGAAATTGCCCTAATAGATCGCGCCTTTAAGGTATTTTATGCTGATAGTGTAGAAGTATTAGTTCCCGGTAATATTCTTGAAACACTAAAGGAAATTGATATTTCATATTGGATAAGAACTGCTTATCATTCAACCATTGACAAGCCCTTAAAAACCGGGTATTCTTAAGAAGTCAACCACTCCACCACAATGTCTTACAAACTTGTCTGTCTCGCTCTTGACGGTGAAAAGGTAACTGAAGGGGAATTCCCTACAGTTTCAGATGCTCAAAACCGAAGCGAGTTTATGGGTAGCAGATGGTATTTCTATCCTATTCATATTGTAACAGGTAAGATCAAAATTCTAGAGATTCCCGATGAGATTGAGTATGGCGATGATATAATTGATCTGGCACAGTTTAAGGGTAAAAATATCACTACACTCATTAAGTATCTTAAGAATTCTTTTAAGGAATTAACCGGGTTTAATTCTTTAGACGAAAACATCATTTTTGAATGATAAGAAATGCTTATCGTTCAGGGGCTTGACAATCTCTCAAGCTCCTGATATTCTTAAAAAGTCAACTGCCCACAACCACACCACCATGACACTCGCTGCCAAAGTTGAAGCCACCAATTTAGTCAACAGACTGGCCAGGGAAATTAACGATAAGATAAACACAATTCTAGAACCCTATATCGGTAAGAAGGTAATCAAGACCACTCCTTATAGAACTTTTATTAAGAAGATCAGTGATGAGATGGACATTCTCAGAGCTGGTTACGGGTGTTCTATTATATTTCACTTTTATTCTTGTAGTATATCTGCAGAAGTTTCTTATAGGTATTCAGTATCAGAACACAGAACCGAAAGAGCAACTAAACATTTCGATATTGCAAGGATTAATTTTGATGATCTTAGCAGTCTTAAAGAACCGAAAGAATATACAGAATACACACTAGATGAAGTTGAAGCCACAATTAATAAAATCAAAGAATTAGACGATGAAATTTATGCCCTACGTGATAAGATTCTACCCTTTGTATACTGATAAGAACTGCTTATCGTTCAGGGGCTTGACAACCTCTCAAGCTCCTGATATTCTTAAAAAGTCCCCCAGCCCCACAAACCACCATGGCCACCACCGATGTTTATTCAAACTATCAGGCCAGAATCAATGGAGCCATATCTGCGGCAGTAAGTTACAGACAAAATCTAAACCATGCCAAAGATGGCCTTAATAATCTATACGCGGAGCCAGCCTTTAAGAGGCTCCCAAAATATAAGCAAGAGGCATTAACGTCTTATGCTTATGCTAAATGGCAATCAATGCTTGATAAGCACACCCTATTACTTACAATCGGCCTGGATGGTCGTAAAGTATTAAACAAGTGGGATAATCTAACTGAAGAGGAAAGAGAACTTATACGAAAGGGTGGCAGACTTGAAACTGCATTTTATTGGTTAGAGGAAAAGACTACAGTAAGTGATGATGGAGTTATTACTACAATTATGACTCCAACCGATAAGATATACTTTCAACCTTCTTGTTGATTGATTTAATAAGGCTCCTTCGGGAGTCTTTTTTTATATCTTTATATTATTAGTTAAGAGCAGAATTAGCGTGCCGTTTTGTATAAACGCGAGTCGTTCGCTGTCCTAGGTTGTTAAGAGTATTCTAAGGCCATTGCAGACGCTTCAGACGTGCCTCTAGGACACTTCTAAGACTGGCACACCACCAATCAGTAACGGCCAGAACTGCCCCTATACTAAACAAGTCAACCACCCCAGGCAAGCCGATGATCTGCCCCTTCCCCACCAATGAACAGATCCCGTTTCTACGTCATTTTTCAACAATGACGGGCAGGAGACTAGCTAATAGGCTAAACCTTAAGGGTAGTAACAGCCAGAAATTAGCCGACAATGTTTCGTCTTTCTTTTGGAATATGCAAGCCGCAATAACCGTAAATAATGTAAATGAAATGAAAGGTCGGAAAGGTAATTGTTATATCAAAGGATGTCTAATCATCCATGAAGATATTATTGAAAGTGATCAGTATAATAATCTACCAACATGGGTAAAAAGAGATTTAGTTAAGTCTTTACAGTTCTTACAGTCAGTATAAACAATAGCCTCCTTATTGGAGGTTTTTTGGTATTATTTATATTCTTAAAAAGAGCAGGATTAGCGTGCCCGTTTGTGTTTAGGCGCTTCTTACGCTGTGTCAGGTTGTTAAGAGTATTCTAACGCCATTACAGCCCCATCCAGACGCCTCTAGGACACTTCTACAACTGGCACACCACCAACCGGTATCAGCCAGAACTGCCCCTATACTGAACAAGTCAACCGATCCAAACCACCATGACTATCACCGTTAACGGCCAAAAAATGGAGCCAATTGAATCCGCACCAAAGACTGGTTGCCCCATATGGGCCCAGATTGCAGATTTACCCACCGAAGATGTTATGGTAAAGGTAGGTGTAGAGCCATCTGAATTCACGAAGAGAACAACTAGGAGAGCCTGGATATATTGGACTGAAATTGGGCTACCAGGATGTAATCCGGACGGACATTGGGTTATTGTAGGCCCAGATTTCAAATGTCACACGTACAACTTTTTTATTGACGGGTGGTTCCCGTGGTTTACGCCTAACCTGCACGGCCCATCTTGATCTCGTCTGGTGTATATAAAATAAGGTTTAGTAATAATTGGTAATATAAAGGCTCCTTCGGGGGCCTTTTCTTATATTCTTATATTTTTATCTAAGAGCAGGGTTAGCGTGGCATTTTCTATAAACGCGGTTCGCCCGCTGTCTTATGGTGTTAAAGGTATTCTAACGCCATTACAGCCCCATCCAGACGCCTCTCAGACACTTCTACAACTGGCACACCACCAACCGGTATCAGCCAGAACTGCCCCTATACTGAACAGGTCAACAGATCTCCGCAACCATGTTAATTGCCCGTGATTTGAATGGCGCCATGGCCTACATTCCAGCCACTCCCAGCGAAGACCCCAAGAAATGGTTAAATGTAAATTGCTACGGCATGGTCAGGATACAGGCAGACGGCGATGAATTGGTGCGTTGTTGTCAAATTTTGGGTAGGCCAGTTCCCGATGCTTGTTATAGTTTCCTTGGCGATAATGCCAAGGAAATTGCAGCGAATTGGTAACGATAAGCAGTTCTTATCAATCAACCATTGACAACCGCCTAAACTCCTGTTATTCTTAAAAAGTCCCCAACCAATCAAAACAATGTCAGTGTCAATCAGTGTAAAGGGTTTTCGCTCACCTTTAGATCTGGAGCACCAAAAACACATTAAAGTGTTACAATTTTGTAAAGAAATGGAGGTTTCCTTACCGGAGGAAACCGCCGAGTATTTTGGAGATGATATTAGAATTGATTGTATTGATCCCGACGAATTATTAGAAGTTGAGATTCCATTTCACGAGGTAAGTAATGAAAATAACGGTATTTACAAATATGAAGTTATACTTGGAGAAATTCCTGATGGGGTACACAAAATAGGATTTATTATTGATCGATAAACATATTCTTATGCCTCCTTATTGGAGGCTTTTTCTTATATTCTTATATTTTTATCTAAGAGCAGGATTAGCGTGGCATTTTCTATAAACGCGAGTCGTTCGCTTATTTTCTTTCTTAAAGTATAGCAGCAGAGAAGTCAGTATGTCAAGCCTTCGGACCATCAGCAGTGCTTATCATTCAAGGCTTGACAGGCTGACTAAAAAGGTTTATTCTTAAAAAGTCCCAAAGCAACAAGATCAAATGGCCACCACTGAACAGATTCAGGACATTATCGATCTCCAGAATGGAAACACCCCAACAAGTATCCTAAGGCTTCTGGCCCAAGATACAGATACTAGTGTTCACTCTGCTGCAGCATTTAATTTTCCCAAACATGATCTTAATGGTGCAATTAAAAAGGTTGGTATAACCGAAAATGTAGAAGAAGTGGCCAAACAAGTAGAAGATTATAAAGAACAGAGACGCAAAGAACGGGAAGAAATCTACAATAACACGCCAATTCTTCCGCTCTCTGGTTTAGATACTTATGAAGTTTACTATATTAAGCGAGAATATGGTGGAACTAATGGCAACCCGGTTACAGAAGGGGTTCAAACGATTGTTAGCGTTGAGGTTTGGAATGATGCTGGCCGCAGTTGTAATATATACTTCTACAAAAAAGAAGAACTTGATAAGTTTATTCTTGAACTACAGGTTGCAAGGGGTAAATTTCAATAAAAACTAATAAGAGGTAGATTATTCTACCTCTTAATGTATGTCAAGCCTTCGGGCCATCAGCAATGCTTATCATTCAAGGCTTGACATACCCTTGCAGATGGTTTATTCTTAAAAAGTCAACCACCACTGAGGATTGATTATGTCAACCTATGAAGTAGTAAGACCAGGGTCATCTTTCAATCAATTCGGCCCAACTCTTGACACTTGTTTAGGTAAGTTTAAGACCTATGAAAAGGCTAGGTCTTTCTTAGATAAAAAAGATGGACCATTAAAGTTGATTGAAGTAAACAATGGAGTAAAAACTACTATTGACTTCTGCTTGGCATAAGAAACGCTTATCGTTCAGGGGCTTGACAACCACGGTCAAGCCTGTTATTCTTAGAAAGTCACCAGAACCATACAAATGTTCATCCCATCCACCGAAGACGAGACCAAATTGATTGAACTATTGAGTGGAATCTTTCCTTATTATTATGTGGAAAGATCCACTCTAGGTGGAGAAGAAAATGCCAGTCTAATCGTCAAGGTTTCGTTAGATCCAATGGAACAGTGGATTAACGGGATTTATCATAATTCCCGATATGCTATGTTTCATATCGGAGCAGGTAAGATTGAACAATTCAATAGGTCTGAAACAGAAAAGTTTCGTAAATGTAATACAGATTCTATTGAAGTAGCAGCCAATAAGATTATAGCCTGGAGTTCTAAGCACTGATATAAAGATATAAGAAGAGATTCGGTTCTCTTCTTTTTTTGTATATTTTTATAAACAAGCAGGATTAGCGTGGCATTTTCTATAAACGCGAGTCGTTCGCTGTCTTATGGTGATAAGAGTATTCTAAGCACCTTGCAGGCTCTTCTAGGCCCCTTCCAGACACTTCTACAACCGGCACACCAGCAGCTAGTAACGGCCAGAACTGCCTCTAGGATAAACAAGTCAACCGCTCAAGTCTAATGGCTTCCTACACTCTCGCCAGCTTTGATCAGAACTTCCAACGGCGAAAGGATGTTGAAACGTTAGCCCTTTCTAATATGGGTTTGCCTGGAAGGGCTATAGGCGAGGCAGACTTACACTGCCAAGGTTATGCCGGAGAGGGGCGATTTACTGATATTAAAATTAGTTGTAGGATCTCCAAAGGTCGGACAACTTTTATGTTAAACGACCGACGAATTGCCGCCCATAAGATAGCCATACAGTTAGGCAATCTTGGAGCATTAGCATAACTTATAGAGGCTCTTTCGGGAGCCTTTTCTTATATTCTTATATTTTTATAAACAAGCAGGATTAGCGTGGCATTTTCTATAAACGCGAGTCGTTCGCTGTCCTAGGTTGTTAAGAGTATTCTAAGGCCATTGTAGACGCTTGTGGGTGCCTCTCAGACACTTCTACAACTGGCACACCAGCAGCCAGTATCAGCCAGAACTGCCCCTATACTAAGCAAGTCAACCAATCACTGGCAGGTTGCCAGTAAACAAATGACCAGCCAACAGCTTGTTATTGACTACACAACACAAGAAAGACTTACGGGATTAGCTCTACTTGAGCACAACAAGAAAGGAAGCGATTATGCTTCCCGTGCAGAACTTATTAGGGCAGCAGGATATACTAGAGTCAAAAAAACAGGCGAGGTAGCCTTTACTGCTTATTATGAGGCCATTTTAGTGGCTAAACAATATCAAGCAATGATTGATATATTTAATGATGCCAATAATTATCCTTCTAAATCTCCAGCCATTCGCAGTCTGATTGAGGCAATCCGGCATCAGAATTACTATAACTACCGTACCGATGCTGTAGTGCTAACGGGTAGAAACTTCAATCACAAATGTAGTGAAGATGCTCTAAACATTTACCACCAGAAAAAGCTGTTCGCAGCAGTAGATTTCAAGCGTAAAGTTGTAATTCTGCGTGTAAGTGGAGGTCCCAAATCTACTAAGGAAAGGTTAAACAGAATTCTTATGCATTTTTGTGGCTGTAATCTATTCAGTCGCAATAAAGTTTGGTCTATAGTTAAACCCTTTCAGGATGATACAAAGGTTATAGGAATCTGGACGGAAGTTCCTTTCTTGTCTACACAATTCCCTGGATGATTTCGGTATAGTTAAGGTCCTCCAATCGGGGGCCTTTTCTTATGTTTATTCAACGATAAGAAACGCTTATCGGTCAAGGCTTGACAGACTAGCCAAACCGGTTTATTCTTAAAGAGTCCCAAAGCAACACCCCCGGCCATGATTAACAACAAGTTTATGGCTATCGGTCTAGACCAAAGTTTGGTATGGAATTATCTAAACAATCAAGAACAGATTGTAGGGGGCATTTACAGCAATACGATACGAACAGCATTTGACGACTTCCAGTATTATATCAACTTTACGGTAGGTTCTGGTAGAGAATTAGGAATCTTATTTGTAAAGGTTGAGATGACTTCAGATGGCCCAACTACTGAATGCAATTATTATCTGGGGCAGTTCAAGACTAATGATGGCGCAATGAAGTTTGCAGAGTTTGCCCTAAACAATTTTCTCACCACCGAAACGTGGGATGTAGTCGGAAACTTTGAGCCGATTGATTATATTGCCGGTGTTCCACATTATCTGGATGGTACAGAAGTTGTGAGCGATCTTGCATAGTTAATTGCCCCCTTATTGGGGGGCCTTTTATTATATCTTTATATTATTAGTTAAGAGCAGGATTAGCGTGGCATTTTCTATAAACGCGAGTCGTTCGCTCTTATTTTGTTCTTGAAACTATCCTAGCATGGTTGGAGCAGTTTGGAACATTAGCGTTGCTTATCGGACACATAAGATAAGATCATCAATGGTTGGTCGGTTGTAGGGCATCCGATGATGTAGGATATGAAGGTCCCAAAGCAACACCCCGGCCATGATTAAGATTATAGTTGAAAAAGTCGGCCTTATTGATAACAGTGTTAACGACTGCTATAGCAGGCAGGAGATTATCAGAACAGATTGTCTAACTGATATACAAATTGTTAGACTCTCGAAGTCAATTATGGGTTGGACTGGTGTAGTTTGCCGGCGCGAAGTTATGGGGGATATTATTAGACTTAAGCAGCCTAACACTACTTTAGCTCTTGATATTGATATTCAGAATATGTGAGTATAGTTAATGGGCCTCCTTATTGGGGGCCTTTTATTATGTTTATTGGGTGATAAGCAATCCTAATGGTTAGAAGGCTTGACATATTCCACCGGCAGTTGCTAGAATAGATTAGACAACAGAATAGAAGCGAACGAATCGCGTTTATACAAAACGGCACGCTAACCCTGCCTTTTAATATAATTTAAGAAAATGTTGCGGTTCCGCTGCCAGTGTGCTAGAATGTCTGAGTAATCCAGGGAAACCCCTATGGCTCGCTCACTCTCCTCCCAGCAAACCGCCGCTGTTCAATTTGTTACATCTTCCCGCGCCAATCTCGTTCTGGAAGCGGTAGCTGGTGCCGGCAAAACAACAACCTTGATTGAAATGTCTAAAGTTGCTCAAGGCAACGGGGCATTCTGTGCATTTAACAAGTCAATCGCAACTGAGATAGAATCTAAAATTGCCCCATTTAATCTTCCTATTAAGGTAGGAACACTTCATAGTTTCGGTTTTGGTGCTATTCGTAGGGCCGTAAGTCGCGTTAAGGTTGACGGCAACAAACTACGGGAACTTGCCCGTAGAGAATTCACTGGTGAATATGAAACTCTACAGTCGTTTGTTATATCCGCAGCCGCAATGGCTAAAGAGTGTGGAATAGGAGCAGTATTGGAGAATAATCTAGATAATTGGCTAGAGATGTTAAATCATTATAATATAGCAGAAACGCTCCCCAACAATATAAGTGAAGAACAAGGAATAGATGCTGCACAATATCTTCTTAAGGTGAGCAATTCACTGACACAAATTGTAGACTTTAGTGATATGATATATCTTCCTATTCTTAATAGAATGAAGATTTGGCAGTATGATTATATTTTGTTAGATGAGGCGCAAGATACTAATGCCTCCAGACGTGCTCTAGTTAAAATGATGTTAAAGCCTAATGGTAGGTTAATCGCTGTAGGCGATCCTTGCCAGGCGATTTATGGATTTACTGGGGCGGATAGCGAATCACTGAATAACATTCGGGCAGAATTCAAGGCAGAAACTCTGCCTCTTACGGTCACTTATCGGTGCCCTAAGAATATAGTTAAGGTGGCCAATCGTTGGGTCAATCATATTGAGGCTCACGAAACTGCACCTGATGGTATAGTTGATGCTTGTGAGATTGGTGATCTTATTAAGATATCCAAACCCCAGGATGTTATCATCTGTCGTAATACTAAACCTTTGGTGGAGTTAGCATACAAATTGATCCGTAACTCGGTTGCCTGTAGAGTAGAAGGCCGTTCAATCGGTGAGGGATTGATTAAACTAGCCATGCGCTGGAAGACTGTAAAGAATGTTGGAGAATTAGAGATTCGGTTAGAAGAATGGGCGACTAAAGAGATCGCCAAGCATAAAGAAAAGGGCAACGATTCTAGGTGCCAGGTTGTAGAAGATCAGGCGGAAACTCTTAAGGTTTTTATATATCAGTGCGAGGATTCGGATTCTTTGGATATATTAATTGGTAAGATTCGGGAGCTGTTTGGTGATACCGAAACCGGCAAACAACAAGTTCTAACGCTATCTACAATTCATAAGGCAAAGGGTAGAGAATGGAATAGAGTGTTTGCTCTAGGAATGAACACATATTCTCCTAGCAAATGGGCTAAGCAACCGTGGGAACTTGGGCAGGAGGATAATCTATGCTACGTGCTAGTTACCCGCGCTAAACAACACCTAACCATGGTGAATGTTCCGCCTAAATCTCTATAAGTATTGAAGACAGTTCTTATAGTTAATGGCCTCCAATCTGGGGGGCCTTTTCTTATGTTTATTGGGTGATAAGCAGGTCTTATAGGACAGTTGTACTATAGTCTAAGTGTACTATGGACAGTAGCCTAGCCGTCCATTGGGGCCTGGCCCCTGGGCCTGGCCCCTGGGCCTAGCGATAAGAACCGCCCATCCACCCATTCCCCCAAGTGCGTTTTAAATAAAAAGTCAATGGGTCCCATATGTTTTAAGACACCCCTCATCCATTAAAAATTTTCCCGCCAAAAAATTTCACCAAAAGGGTCAAAGGAAAAACTGTCCACTCATTTCACTATTATGCAGAAATTGGTTCATAATACCTAAACAGTTCTCCGCCACCCAAAATGACAAAGGCCGAATTGATTGAAGCCTTGAGCGAGTTTCCAGATGATATTATGGTAGTTGTAAGAGGCAGTGGAGGTGGTTGCACTACTGATTTCGTTATGACTTCTTCATCTGAAACTCTAACAATTCTTGCCCGAGATGAGGATGTTGATGTTCGCTGGAGAGTTGCAAACAACCCCAACACACCACCCGAAACTCTAACGATTCTTGCTCAAGATGAGGATTGGACTGTTCGCTGTGGAGTTGCATCCAATCCTAACACACCACCCGAAACTCTAACAATTCTTGCCCGAGATGAGAGCTTTAATGTTCGCTGGAGAGTTGAAAGAAACCCAAACGCAACAAGAGAAATCATTCAAACCGTAAGAGCCTATGAGTTTTATAAGGAGCATCCAACATTATGACAGTTTCAAGACCTATTTTAGCAACAGACAAGACCAAGTTAAATTGGTGGAATTATTGGATTGAACACTGTTGGATGACAGGATGGACATCCATTTATAACAATTTTCATACCTGGATGGACCTTGTATGGTTTCCTGAAAATCAAAAGAATTATGCTCTTCAAGATGAGGATAACCCCTTTGAAGAATGCTATTTAACATTCTGGTATGATTTGAATGAAGATGATACCTATCCTAAAGAATTTTTAGAGGATTTGATGGAAATGACCGCAAACATTAATCTGGATGACTGTGTTCCATTGGATGAAAATTTCTTTGATGATCTTGAGAATTTGATTGATGATTAAACTATTCACCTTTAATAAGGCCGACGATTACTCTTTCGGATTTTTGCATACTTCTTGGGGAACACTAATTCAAATTTCTTTTGATTATGAAACTAAACCCGCGCTCTGGCCCTATTGGCAGATAAGCATGGGTGGAAATCAGCTTCTCAGCTTCTTCTGTTATTTTTGGAAAGTCGGGTTTTCAATTGACCTTTTGGGCCATACATGGCCGGAATTAAATGAACATTAAAATTGAGTACAGACCCGAAACCGTTTCTTATGAATGAGTATTGTATGATGGACCTGATGGTATTGATGAGTATTGCGGACAGGCGAATAGTCTTGGCGAGGCATTTGAGAGAATTATTTACAATAGGACACTAATTGGAAGGAGTTATAGGGAGGCACCTAACGATGAATGAACCACAAAGATGTCACAACTGCCTTTATTCGAGAACCAGACCCCCCCCATTCTTATTACAGTAAGAAAGATAACAAAATGCCATTTACAGGGAAAGCCTGAAGCAGTTAATTCTAAATTGAATTGGTGCTATCAGTGGAACCCGTCAGACCCTTGTTTTGGAGACTGAAATGAATATTAATTTAGATGTTTTGGCACGGATTTATATCAAACTTATAGCGGAGCAGGTTTCTTATCGTGTTGTTCGTGAATGGAATTCCGAAGATCAGGAAACTTTATTCAATGAATACTTTGAAATAGCCAAGACCGCAGCCAAAGTTTATTCTGAAAATATTAAAGGAGAATGAAATGAACATTGAAATATGGTACAGACCCGAAAATGACCAGTATGTATGGTCATTGGATGTTGGCCCAGCCGGCATGGATGTTTACGAGGGTGCAGAACATAGTCTCGGTGAAGCATTTAAGAGAATTATTTAATATAGAACCAAATTATACTGAGACCACTCACGATGAAAATTGATTTAAATAAACTCTCTTTTGCGGAGCTGCAACAACTTCAAACAGACATTGAAATCCATATGGCATCTCGTAAAGATATGAGATGTTATAAGGTTACTTTTTATGTTGGGTTTAATATAGCTATTGACGATTGTAATGAATTAAGTACGCCCAATGCTTTCCGTGATTATTTTACGGAGCACATAGCCGACTTTCTTTATGAGGAGTTTGGTTTAGGTGAACATGAAGATGTTTCCCGTTGCAATGTAGTAGAGTTGAAGCCAGAAGAGTTTCCCGATATGTTTAAGCTATGACAATAAAACGGATTCAATTTAATGCCAGTAGAGATTTTGTTGATCGCTTAGAAGAGCTATCAGCAAGCATGAAAGTACCGAAAGAGGAGGTAATTAGAGCCGCAATTGATACCCTTGAGCTGATGGTAGCCGCAGATCGCGAAGGAAAGGGATTTGTGTTCGTACCGAAACCCTAATGTGCAAGTTTTTTCGTAGCTGTAATCTGGTAATTCGAAACTACCGTGATAACACACCAACCTTAATGCAGGCAGCAGTCTATTCAATACAATGCACAGTTTCTTGCTTGGCGATAGCACTTGGAGTCCATGCCCCAGTAAGTTTTCTCTCCGTCACAAGTGTATTATTTGGCTGGCTAGGACTTGTATTTACCTTGTATATACATCGGCCAAACTTCAACAGACCAGACATCTAGGGATAATAGTTTTCACGGAAGCCGAATTGACCCGGACTGTTCTCTGGCAATACTCCTTATGGAATATGGTAGTTGATTATTCAAAACTAAACTAAGAGGTCACTCCCTCAACTGACACAACACCCCTTGACTAATCCACAAAAAGTGTTACCATACATACACAAGCAGGTCAGGGATTCCTAACTTGCTCCCGTGCTTACCGAGACTTTGCACATCAAATACGTCTCTCATATCTTCTCTGGGGGAGAGAAGAAATAATAATCACATTCGTCCCCGCGAATATTTGTTACCTTTTTTTCAAATATGACCGCTTCAATTGCTACACGCTCGGGGGGTAATCTCTGGGAGCAATTTTGTTCCTGGGTTACTTCAACGAACAATCGTTTATATGTGGGATGGTTTGGAGTTCTTATGATTCCTTGCCTTCTTGCTGCTACTTCAGTTTTTATTATCGCTTTTATTGGCGCACCTCCTGTAGACATTAACTAATCGGTGTCCCTTACTCGTAAGAGTATTGACGAAACTGGGTGAATTGCTGGAAACCGAAAGGCAATCAGCAGCCAAGCCTCAAGTACACTTGGGGAAGGTTCAGAGACTACCTGAGGGGTTTAGTCCCCTTAATAACAGGTTTAAGTGCCCAGCCCCTTCTATAAAGGGTGAAGATATAGTCCACACATCTACTGTTGACTTTTTGTTGCTAATGCTGTATAAATAATACAGAAGACGCAAACCAAAATGTTAAATTTAACTGAAACTGATATTGCTTGGATTGCTGGTTTATTAGAAGGTGAAGGATACTTTGGAATAGATGATCGTTCCAAAGACCGCTATGAAATTTCTAAAACACCACCAGCACCCTTTATCAAAATTTCTATGGTTGATGAAGATATTATCCAAAGGTTGAGCAAACTTTTAGATAAATCTTACTTTTCTCCATCAAGAAAAACGGTAACAGGGAAACAAGTTTATACCCTTCACATCGGAGAAAAAGAAAAGGTCTTATTCATTCTACAAAAAATACTCCCTTATATGGGAGTAAGACGGGGGGAAAGAATAACCGAATGTATTTCTCATCTACAAACTTGGAAAGAGTGGGTAGAAAACGGTGGAAGAGTTGAAAACGCAAAAAGAGCAAATCGAATTCGCCAACAGAAACAACCTAAGTCTATTGATATGGTTGTTTGTTAGATGTAAGCGACGGGATTCGTGAACCAGTTGCTGGTTCACTAATGTATGGTAACAACATTATCTCTGGTGCTGTTGTTCCTTCTTCTAATGCTATTGGGCTGCATTTTTATCCAATTTGGGAAGCTGCAAGTCTTGATGAATGGCTCTATAATGGGGGTCCATTTCAACTCATCATATTTCACTTCCTGATTGGTATTTACTGCTACATGGGCCGTGAATGGGAACTTTCTTATCGTCTCGGAATGCGTCCTTGGATTATGGTTGCTTACAGCGCACCCGTTGCTGCTGCTACTGCCGTATTCCTAATCTATCCCTTCGGTCAAGGTTCTTTTTCAGATGCGATGCCCCTTGGCATTTCAGGAACCTTTAACTACATAAACTAAACCAATGTGTAGTATAAATCGGGTGAAAACGGTGAAAGCTAAGTCTTATAGATATGCCAATACCGTGCTAAGACTTGAGTACACTCATGTAAAGTGTAGAGACTACTGGAGAGGTATAGCCCTCTTAATAACCAGAATCAGCGCCCGAGATTAATAGAAATTTCTATTAATTATGAGATAGTCCAATCCCTATGAAAACATAGGTCCCCGTTCTGCCTAATGGTTGGTATTCCAGGCAGAACACAATATCCTTCAACATCCTTTTCACATGTTGGGTGTGGCGGGAGTATTCGGAGGAAGTCTTTTCTCAGCGATGCATGGCTCGTTAGTCACTAGCAGCCTTGTTCGTGAAACAACCGAAAATGAATCTCAAAATTATGGGTATAAGTTTGGCCAAGAGGAAGAAACTTATTCAATTGTTGCCGCTCACGGGTATTTCGGTCGTCTTATTTTCCAATATGCGTCCTTTAATAACTCCCGTTCGCTGCACTTCTTCCTCGCCGCATGGCCTGTTGTGGGCATCTGGTTTACTGCTCTTGGTGTTAGCACTATGGCATTCAACCTGAACGGATTTAATTTCAATCAATCTATCCAAGATAGTCAAGGTCGGGTAATTAATACCTGGTCGGACGTATTGAACAAAGCTGGGCTTGGAATGGAAGTGATTTCTTAAATGTAGTCACCCTGGAATAGGAATATTCCTTGACGAAACTGGGTTAAACGGGGAAACTCTCAAGTAGACAATCCCGTACCAATCCGAAGAGGACATAGGTTCTTCGGCAGGTCTAACGACTAGGTAGTGAGTTCCAACAATAATCTACCCACGAATGCCCAGCATCCAGAACGGATGAAGAGATAGTCTGGACTTACTAGTGATAGTAAGAAGTAAGAAATAAAGAGTTCTTACGATAACAAACGACATGAGAGAAACGCCCACAACTTCCCATTAGAAAATCTAGTGGCTCTATCAAGTAATTGATAGATGAAACATCGGATGAATTGCTGGAAACCCTCCAAAACACTGGGCAATCAGCAGGTAAGCCTCAAGTACACTTGAGGAAACTTCAGAGACTACCTGAGGGGTTTAGTCCCCTTAATAACAGGAATAAGCGTCCGACACCTTCAATGGTGATGATATAGTCCACTCCATAAGAATGGTAAACTTATGGGCCAAGTGTAGATTTGGCTGCAGTTTCTACTCAAGAAATTGCTCTAAAAGCCCCAACTATTGGTTGATAAATAGTTACGGTTCATAGAACCATATCGGCAAAATTGGGAGAACTTCGGTTCTCCCTTTTTAATACGCACTAAATAGCAATGCCGTTAAAACTATGAACCCGTATGGACAAGGACTTATTGTATTCAAATTTACTGGTAGAAAGTGTAAGAAGTAAATCTACTGGTGAATTTCATTTTGTTTACGTTGTAGTTTCAGAAGAAAATCCGAACTACTTTTATTTCGGGAAGCATTCAACTCATAATTTAAACGATGGTTATCTTGGAAGTTCTTCTGATAGTAATTGGAATCTCTTAAAAAGAACTTTGTATCCTATAGCATTTTTTGAAACAGATAAAGATGCTGTTGATTATGAGACCATTGTTCTTCAAACTTACAATTTAAAAAACAATCCACTTTGCATTAACAAAACAAATAATGATTATGTGGAAGGTGGTTGGAACAGAGGAATAAGTATAAATCAACAACATAGAGATTATGCAAAGTATCTTTATGAGAATGAAAAACTTTCAATTACCAAAATTGCAAACAAGATTGGGCTATCAAAAGGTTCAATTATGGTATTATTAAAACAAGCAAAAGTAATTTTGCGAGAAAATAGAACTACATCTTATGGCGATAAGTATTGGAGAGAACACATTGCACAAGAATGTCAAAGAAGAGGATTGTCTGTAGTTTACATTCCATCCAGAATAACAAAATGGTCTAAAGTTAAAGTGTATTGTGATTGCGGTGGAGAAAGAGAAGTTCTAGTTACTGGATTAAAAATGGGACAAACTTGCTGCAGGCGTTTCTCAAAGCAAGGGGACAGAAATCCTATGAAAAGTAAGGTTCCGCCCAATAAAGGCAAAAAGTGTCCTGGAGTGGGCGGAAGAAAGAAAAAAGTTTTAAATTCTCTCAATTAACAAAATGCTCCAACTCCTCCTATTCTTTGAACTCTTCGGTATATTCATACTATCACTGTTAACCTGACAAGGGGTTCTCTTTTATTAAGAGAACCCCTAAAAATTTCACTTATGGGTTATTAACGTCAACCATAATTTTAGCTTTCTTCGCCTCAACGATACTCTCCAACCATTCATCACTCATAGCCTCTAAAACACATTCAGCCGACTCATAAGAATCAACGTAGCCTTCATTTACAAGATAATCTAAGACGTGTTCACGCATACCAGTTTCTTTATCTTGACGCCTTTGAGTGCCAATGGCAAATTTTAGTCTTTTGACCATTGCTTCTTTATGTGAAGGTACTTTAGGATGAGTTTCGCCCCAATTTAATTCTTTATTATGCTTCCAGTCTTTACTTTGATCGGGATTAATATAAGCTTCTCTACTCTTTGAAATACGAGTGGACTTCATCTCGTAAATGGCCACATAAGAATCATACAAATTAGAAAGTTCTCTAATGTCCATTTCACAAATTACTTATTAAGTCTATTTATCATAAACCCAACTTTTGTGCGGCTCTTTCCATTCTACTGGGAAGGGTTCTTTTTCTTGCTTCTTTTTTAATAAGCTCTGGATTCGCTCTTCGCTCTTGAGCATATTCAATGTCTCTCTGCCTTTGAGCCTCTCTTTCACGTTGGCGTGCTCGGGCTTCTTCTCTGCGGTCATTTTGGGCAGTTATTTTCTGAGCCGCGCCTGGAATTTTTCTGCCTCTAGTTGTAGCTCTAGTGGCTGCAATGGCCTCAGAAAGAAATTCTTCAAATGTCTTGTTTGGTTGCATCTTTTTTATTTTATTTATCTTTTGGTTGCCTGATATGTGTATCTCTTGTTGTAAAGTCTTTATTTCTTCCTTTATTAGACTTAAAACCAAAATTCTTATAAAATGTGTCTAACTTTTTCTTATAACCTGGAGCCGGGGCCTGATTTAAAGATACTTTGGAGCCCTGTTTATCTGCTAATCTTGTAACTCCTTTCATAACTCTACCACCAACACCTTTGCCCCTCAAATGAGACGGCACAAATAAGTCGTGAACTCTTATGTGGTCTTTATTTTGAGTTGCATATACGTTGACTCCCTTATAATTTGGTCTTCTTTCCCAGTTTTTACTGATAGTTTTTAGGGCATCGGATTTTGGTTGATTTGCCTCATTCAGAAATTCTTCAAATGTCTTCATTCTACTTTACCCATCATACGATTTGTAACGGGGTTCATTTTACTGGCATTAGGAAGTAGCTTTTTATATAACTTAGCCCTGGAATTTCTTCCGGCTTTTTCTGGACCGCCACTTTGAGTTTGACCGGGTTTTCCAATAACAACATCACCAGACTTTCCTCCGGCTTTTTTAATTTCTCTTGGAACATTTCCAACAGCCTTTTTAAGATTTTGAGTTCTCTTTTTAATGTTCTCAAAATCACCATGTCCTCTTTCTAAATTTGGGACAATATCAGTAGTGAATACGGTTCCTTTCGGGTTTCTACGATTTTTGGTTATTTGTTTTCTTAGCTGATTTGCCTTAAACGCTCTTTCTGAGTTTTTAACGACTACATTTTTTCCATTAATAGTATTGACCTTTGGGGTTTCACCTGCAGCATAATGTGCTGGATTTTTATATTTTCTAATTTCTATTGAAACATCATCAGGATCTGAAGTGGTGTGAATATGTTCATCGCTTCCACCACGAATTTTGGCTCTAGTTCCCATTCTCCGTTTTAGAATTTTTGATAAATTCTCGCCTCTTTGCTGTCTTCGTTCCTTTGAGCTACGGGGGCCGTGCTTAGCCTCGTTTATAAACTGGTCAAAAGTTTTCATTTGGAATTTCTAGCTACTTTTTCAATAAAACTCTCACTCATAACACCAAGAATTACTTTCAAGGATTCTTGAGAATCAACCAATCCTTCATTGAATAAAATGTCTGCAATGATTTCTTTATACTCTTTCATCAGCTTATCACGCTCATTCTTAAATTCCTTTTCCGCCTCATCAGTCTGCGTTCTATTAGTCTTTCCATACGAGGGTGGTTTGCTCAATTTGGCAGACTTCTTGGCAATGAGTCTCTTTAACTCGGCGGTATCAATAGGCATTCAAACACTCTTAGTTCTTCAAATTATTTATGATTGGAGAGCACCTATATAGGACGCATTATTGCAAAAGCGAACAATATGGCCAAGGGGTTTCAAATTAAAGAGAGGCAACCAACTGTAGTTGAGCCTGAATGGGATTATAATAAGATCAAGCAAAAGATGCAGGGGAAATCTATAGTTTTATGTCTACCTGGAAGAGGTTGCTCTTATAACTTTCTGAAAAATTTCGTGCAGTTGTGTTTTCAAATTGCCCAGAATAATATGCAATTGCATATTCAGCAAGATTATAGCAGTATGGTAAATTTTGCTCGTTGTAAGGTTCTCGGGGCTAATGTACTCGCTGGTCCACATCAGGTTCCCTGGCAGGGCCAAATAGAATATGATTATCAAATGTGGATTGATAGCGATATTGCATTCACACCGGAGAATTTTTGGCAATTATGTGATCTTGCTCTACCAGATGAGGCGGTTACATACGATGAGGTGCGAGATGATGATGGTAAACTACTAGGATTACATCAACATATTGATCAATCTAAGACTAGGGCAATTGCATCTGGTTGGTATTCAACCGAGGATCGTGAACATACTGCCTGTGCATTTTGGTTAGAATCAGATGAATTTGTCAAGAACAAAGGGATGATGAATATGGAAAAGATTGAAACAATGCTATCGCGCAAGAAGCCATTTACTTGTGATTATGTTGGTGGGGGCTGGCTGATGGTTCAAAAAGGTGTATTTGAGAGTATGGAATATCCCTGGTGGCCGCCGTTGCTCCAGACCTTTAATAATGGTGAGATTGTTGATTATTGCGGTGAAGACGTTGGCTTCTGCTTGACCGCAAAAGAAAAAGGGATTCCGGTGTGGGTAGATCCACGAATTAGAGTTGGCCACGAAAAGACGTTCGCAATTTGAAAATGATTAACATTCTATACGACGGGAAAGTAATTCATAAACAAGTAACAGAAGAAGAATCTCTTGTTATTTTAGTTGAATTAGCCGAAAAAGCCTATAAAGGCGAAATTGACGAAGACAAAGTAGATTTTAATTACGTTTAGGAGAAAAACCATGGCAGCAAAGACAAAGAGTTCAAGCGACATTCAATCTAGACCAAAGAAGTCCAGACAAGGCGATGGAAAGCATACAAAATATGCTTCTACTAGCTCAAATAAGGCCCGAAAGCGTTATCGAGGTCAAGGTTGACATTAAAAAAGCCCCCGATTTGGGGGCTTTTTGCTGCAATCAACAATTAAAAATCTCAATCTAAATCACTACTTCTAAGTCCATACCTACGTTTTAGTTTTGCGCTAATTTGGTACGCACGCTTGTCTACTTTTTTCTGCCTCAAATCTTTCGCGGCAGCAAGGCGATCCTGACCTGATAGATTTTTTGCTGGACTCGTTGCGCGAGTTGTATTTAGTTGCCGATTCTTCCCGGTAGGTGAAGTGACGCTCATCACAACTTTCTTTTCTTCAACAATAGCATCAACCCAACCCTCGCTCATATGAGCCATCATAATCTCAGCATTTTCAACTGATTCGCAAAGACCTTCATCAAGAAGATATTCTAGAACTAGATCATATAGATCGGTGGATTCATTGGTAGATCTCAGTTTTGATTGTGATTCCTTTTCAGTTTTATATTCATCAGGCTCTCCAGACTTTTTTGACTTGGATCGTGCAGTTGTCCTTTTTACAAATTCTGCACCAACTTTAGCCATTTTAGGGTCTCTATAACCATGAGGATCTTCTTTCGTGCCCATCCCCATGCCACCCCGTTTTGAGAGTTTGGCTAAATATTCTTTTCTATTGAATTTTGGATCGGTATAGCCCTCTTTCATCTCATCAAGCTCCTCTACTTCTTCATTATAAACACTTCTATAAGATTCATACAAACCCTTAAAATCTACGCTTTCCATTTTAGTTTATCAATGTAACATTATTTAGCTAAATAGGATCAGTCAATTGATAATACAATGGAACAACCAAAATTAATCCGAGAAGTGGATAGTGAAGAATTCATGGAATCTTCTCTAGAAGAAGAAACAGAGTTATTTGAACGCAAAGAAACTAAAGATAGAGAAAAAGTTCTACTTGGCTAATAAATAGATTATAACGATTGTTTTATAATAATGGCATTAGAGCGAATAAGTCAATCTTTCAAAGACCTTTCTTCTTCCTTTAAGGTTAGCCCTTTAACGTTTGATATTATTGCTCTAAAAAATGAAACAGCAATATCCCGCTCTATTCGTAATTTAGTCTATACATTACAAGGTGAAAGATTTTTCCAAAGTAATCTTGGTTGTAGTGTATCTAGAAGCTTATTTGAAAATCTAACAGATTCAACTGCCTCTAATATTCAAAGTGAAATTGATAATACAATCAGGAACTATGAACCCAGGGTATCATTATCATCTGTTGACGTAAATCCTAATTATGATGAAAATGCCTACGATGTTGTCATAAGATACAATATTATCGGAATTGATGCCCAGCCTCAACAATTATCCTTTGCTCTTCAGCCGACACGTTAATGGCTACATCACCCATAGTCAACTTTACCACATTGGATTACGACCAGATTAGGGTAGCTCTTAAAGAGTATCTAAGGTCTAATTCAAACTTTACCGATTATGATTTTGAGGGTTCAAATCTATCGGTAATTATAGACGTTCTTGCATATAATACATACACAAATGCCTTCATTGGAAATATGCTTTCCAATGAGGCATTTCTTGATAGTGCGACTTTAAGAGAAAATGTCGTTTCCGCTGCCAGAGAAATCGGCTACTTGCCGAGGAGTTCTACAGCGGCGCGGGCTAATATTTCGTTTTTTGTTGATACTTCCTCTTTTTCAAATAAGCCAATCTCATTGACCCTAAAGAAGGGCCTGGTGTGCTCTTCTCTGGCGTTCGGAAATGAATCTTATACCTTTTCGGTTGCCAACGATATAACAGTACCCGTTGTCAATGATATTGCACTATTTGAGTCTATCGAGATAATTGAGGGTTCGTTCGTAATTAATAACTTTACCGTTGAATCTTTGAATCCAGCACCACCACAAAGATATATTTTAGATAATCCAAAAATTGATACTTCAACCATAAGAGTAACCGTAAGAGATAGTATCTCTACATCAACCTCAAATAAGTTCACTTTTGCCGACAATCTTTTTAATGTAAATTCTACCTCAAAAATATTTTTCATTCAAGAAATTGAAGATCAAAGATATGAACTCATTTTTGGAGATGGTATATTTGGGGTTAGCCTAAACAGCCAAAATTATATTGAGGTTTCTTATGTTACAACTAATGATTCTGCTGCTAATGGTGTATCTTCTTTTTCGTTTATTGGGAGACTTGTAGATAATAACAACAGTTCTGTGACATCTGGTGTTTCTGTAATTACGACAAACATTGCATCAAGTGGCGGCAAAGAAATTGAATCTATCAATTCAATTAAAAAACTTGCACCTAAAAACTATGCAGCTCAAGGTAGGTGTGTAACTCCCGAGGATTATGAAGCTATCATCCCCAGAATTTATCCAGAGGCCGAAAGTGTGACAGCATATGGTGGAGAAACTTTATCACCACCTCAATATGGTAAAGTATTCATTACTATCAAACCATTTTATGGTAATTTTGTGCCAAATAGCATTAAAGATAATCTCAAAAATAAGTTAAAGCATTATGCGGTAAGCGGAATAGTTCCCGAGATTATTGATCTAAAATATCTCTTTATTGAAATATTCAGTAACGTATATTATAATCCAAATCTTGCTCCATCCCCTGAATATGTTAAAAGTATAGTATCGGATAACATCCAGAGCTATTCAAAATCATATGAACTAAACGGATTTGGGTCTAGATTTAAGTATAGTAGATTTCAAAAATTGATTGATGACAGTCATGCATCTGTAACATCTAACATAACAAAAATTCAATTAAGACGGGATGTAAGAGTAGTTCTGAACACTTTTGCAAATTATGAAACTTGCTTCGGAAATTCATTTCATATTAAAAATATCAATGGCTACAACATAAAGTCGTCTGGATTTACGGTCAGCGGTATTTCCGACACCGTTTACATATCCGATAGACCATCGGATGAATATACGGGCACGCTATTTCTATTCACCAATAAAGATGCTCCACTAGTCATCAGAAATAATGTTGGGACCATTGATTACTCAACAGGAGAGATTAAAATAAGTTCAATAAATATTTTATCAACCATTAAAAATAATATCATTGAAATTTCAGTAATTCCGAAATCAAACGATGTTATAGGTTTACAAGACCTATATCTTCAAATGGATCTCAATTATTCTACGATAAATATGGTTTCAGATGATATATCTTCAGGTGGTGATATATCAGGTTCAAGCTATATTACATCTTCAAGTTATCTAAATGGAAATTCAACGCGATAAAAAATGAAAGTTAAAATAAGCTCTATCGTTGGAAGCCAGATTCCTTCTTTTCTAAGAGAAGAATCACCACTATTGGTGGATTTTATGCGCCAATATTTTGTTTCAGGTGAATATAAAGGTGGACCGTTTGATTTAATTCCTAATATTGATCAATATACAAAATTAGAAAATCTAACAAACAATATACAATCATCATTCTTAACTACAGATATTTCATTTACTGATACCGTTATTACAGTAACCTCAACTAAAGGTTTTCCAGAATCATATGGGCTATTAAAAATTGATTCCGAAATTATTACATATACTTCAAAAACTGATACGACTTTCAACGATTGTGTAAGAGGGTTTTGTGGTACATCGAATTATAATTTAGAATTTTCAACAACAGAATCTTCTAGTCATCTAGACAATGCTATTGTAGAAAATCTTAGCGTTCTTTTCCTTAACAGATTCTTAGAAAAGCTCAAGAAGCAGCTTATTCCAGGGTTTGAGGGTAGAGAATTCACTGATGAATTAAACCAGACAACTTTCATTCAAAGGTCAAAAGATTTCTATGCCACCAAGGGTACAGATAAGGCATTTGAGATACTTTTTGGGGCTCTTTACGGTGAACCCGTACAAGTACTAAAGCCAAGGGATTATCTTTTTACCCCATCTGATGCCGAATATAGAGTATCAAAAGATTTAGTTGTTGAGTCTATCTTTGGCGACCCGACTCTTCTGGAGAACAGAACATTATTTCAAGATGAAACAGAGTATTATAATAAAGCTACTGGATCGATTAGTAAGGTAGAGAAAATAAATCGCGGAGACAAAACCTACTATATTATTAGTCTAGATTATGATTTTAACCGAAATACGAGTGAAATCGGAGAATTTTCAATTCATCCTAAAACTCAACTGACAAGCTCTGCGCCTATTGGTTCCACAACCTTAGATGTAGATTCTACAGTTGGATTTCCACAGGCAGGTTCTTTGCTATTGAGCGACAATTCAGTTCTAAACTATACCTCAAAATCTATAAACCAGTTTTTCGGATGTTCTGGCATTTCATTTAATCTAAATGCCGGCGATACAGTTGCGGTAAATGCCTTTGCATATGGTTACAGCGGCCAGAATACCTCAGATGTTGTGAGTGTTCGTGTAACTGGAGTTATTGGTGATTTTGAAGAAATCGTTAATGCCTACCAATTAAATGTTGGGGATGATATAAGGCCAAAATCTTTAGGGAAATTGAGTAATGATATTCGGTCAAAAACTTGGCAATACAATATTCCAAGCTGCTACATTTTAGAATCAATAAGGCTATTGGATTCGCTAACGGGACAATATGAAGTTAAAACGATTGATGAAAATTCCCTAAATGCTGGCGATATAATAAAAATTTTCTATAAAAATGGAACAATTATACGAACCCCAATCTATTCTAAAATAAATTTCAATACGTTTATTGTCCAGGGGCAGGGTGAACTCGTTTTCTCAAATATTGACTATATTGAGAGAGAAATTACTAGGGCAGCAGCCACAAATTTTCCAGATGTTAGCAATTATCTGGCGAATGTTCAAAATGTTTATGTTGATTCTTCTGAAAACTATTACGTTTCCACGCCATCCATTCCGGGTTATTTTCAAGAGCCATTGGAAGTAAATGCTCGGGGGATTATTTTAAATGGCACCTTTAATGGAACCGTAATAAACTATACAAATCATGGATTCTATACTGGCGATGTGGTAATTTACGATTATACTTCTAGCAATCTCGGAATCGCAAAAGGTATCTATTATGCCAAGAAAGTCACAAAAGACTCCATATCATTAGCGACAAGTAGAACAAATTTAAAAGCTGGGGTTTTCGTTAGTGTTCGGGGAACCGTAACGAACAACACTCTTTCGTATAATGATTTTTTCGGTAAAACTTTAAACCATCAAAAGCTTTTCAGAAAAATCACAAAACCAATTCCAACAGTAACACCTACACCGACGCCGATTGGAAATACTGGTATTCTGAACAACGGTGTTGAAATTTTAAACTATAAATCACAGGATGCTGTATTCTATGGACCTATAGATTCCATTGTCGTCATCTCTCCTGGATCGGATTATGATGTTATCAATCCCCCACTAATTGAGATTACCGATGAAACGGGTTCTGAGGCTCTAGCCAACTGTGAAGTGACCGGATCTTTAAAGGAAATTAGAATCTTAAATCCAGGTCTTAATTTTAATTCTGAGCCATCCATCACTATTTCAGGCGGTAATGGTAAAAATGCCAGGGCCAGGGCCGAAATTAGTCTTTTTGAGCACTCTGCTAGTTTTGAGTCTACCTCAATTGTAAATAATGTCATCGGATTTAGTACATTTCACGGATTTAACAATGCAGAAAAGGTAATCTTCAAGCCAGATGGTTTAACCAAAGTTACTGGTATAACAACAAATTCTCAATATTTTACATCTACGGTGGATGCCCAGAGTATCAAATTGCATAAGATTTATTCTGATGCAATTTCGGGCATCAACACTATTACCTTAATTCCAAGTGGAATAGCTAACCATAGAATCGTTTCAGCTTCACCTAAAACAAAGGTTTCATCCGTTAATATAGTTGATCCAGGAGAAGGCTATAAAAATCGTAAAGTTTCCGTTGACTATAGGGGAATTAGTATTGAAACAAATATAATCAATAAAGGTGAGCATAACTTTAAGACTGGTGAGTTGATTGTTTATGAAGGTTATACTGACGCTCCAATTTCAGGACTAGCCACAAATAGGAGTTACTACGTTACGGCAATAAATGAAAATAGCTTCAAATTGTCAGAAGTTGCACCAAAGGTTCCAGATTATTATTTTAAGACTGGCCAATTCGTAACTCTTACAAATTCAGGCACTGGAACACATTATTTCAACTATGAACCTATTATTGTAACTATTGATGGAATTTCTGGAATTGGCACTCACTTTTCAGCCAAAATTCAGCCAATTTTCCGAGGTGAAATTACTTCAGTATTAGTTGAAAATGGCGGGAAAAAATATGGCCAAGAAGACATTTTAAATTACAATAGGCAACCAACGATTAACTTCAAGAGTGGCGAATCGGCACAATTACAGGCAATTGTAACCGGTGGGAAAATAACCCAAGTATTAGTAATCAATTCTGGTGTAGGATACAACTCTCCTCCAGACATTACTATTGTTGGTTCCGGTAGAGGTGCAAGATTAACCCCCATTATTGAAAATGGTGAGATAAAGGAAGTAAAAGTTATCAATTCCGGTTATGATTATGATCCAAGAAATACTTACTTAACAGTAACCCCCGCCGGTTATGGTGCCAAAATTAGGGCCAATATAAAAAGATGGACTGTTAACAATATTGAAAGACTATTTCAGACAAATAAAATTGTAGATGATGATGGAATTATCTCAAAGAGTATAAATTCAGACTACGGGTTACAATATACTCATGGTTATGCCCCAAGAAAGTTGAGGGGAATCCTATCGGCATCGAAATATATTGCAGGTAATTTAACATATCAACCTGATTTACAGTTCGTAAATGGAACAGAAAAGGTATCAGATTCTCACTCCCCAATTTTAGGATGGGCATATGATGGAAGCCCAATTTACGGACCATATGGTTATGAAAGACAGACAGGCGGTGCCGTAAAATGTATAGAAAGTTCTTATCAAATTGTAATAGACGCAAACAGACCGAACCTAACTCTATATCCCCAAGGATTTTTTGTTGACGATTACCAATTCAAAAATACAGGCGATTTAGATGAGCACAATGGCCGTTATTGTGTGACACCAGAATTTCCTAATGGAACATATGCGTATTTTTCAACGATTTCTAACAGTGCATATGAAACTGTTGGGGCATTTGCAAATTATTTTAAGCCGGCCTTTCCATATTTTATAGGAAATACATACCATTCAAAAGTTGTAGATTTTAATTTTATTTACTCGTCAAATCAAGATTTAATTGATTTAAATGGCACTGGTTGGTTGAGAAATGTAACCCCGTTTGCATTTAATTCCAAAAATAGTTTCTACAAATATCTCGTTCAACCTTTCAGCCAATATGAACAAACCTCAACAATAACGAGCATACTTCCAGGTTCGGTTGAGGCGATTATAGTTTCCGAGGGTGGAGATAATTATAAAATTGGAGACAAATTATTATTCAATAGTGATATTTCAGGTGGTATAAATGCGGCAGCAGAAGTGTCGTCAATAATTGGGAAAAATGTTTCCTCAATTAGCATTGCCTCCACTTCATATTATGATGTTGAATTTACACCAAATGCACAATATGGAATTATAGGATTCTGCAAAGAGCCCCACCTGTTTCAAAATAATGATGTAGTAGGCATTTCAAATTTATCTCACAATCAGTCTCAGTTACAAAGAGTCTTTAGAATCTCAGTTGAAGGGCGAAAGTTTACATTAAATACAAACTTAGATGCTCCATTTTTTACTGGAACTATAACATATCTTAACCTATATGGAAATTTAAATTATCCAAATATTAGAGAAAATGATATACTCCAAATAGAAGATGAAAAGATAAAAGTATTGAATGTTGATCTGAAATCTTCAAGATTATTAGTAGAGCGACAATATGCAGGAACTTTAGGAACTTCTCATATTGCAGGTACAGAAATAGTAGAAATTCCTAGAAAATTCTTCATACCCACAGGGAGACAGGGATTTACAAATTCTCCTATTAATAAAGAAATTTACTTCAACCCGACAGAATCTGTGGGTGTCGGTATTGGAACTACGATCTTCTTTTCAAATCCAGGAATCGGCCCTACGAGTGTTTATGTCCCTACAAGATCAATATACATTCCTGAACATGCACTAACAACAGGAGAGGAGTTAATCTATAAAAACAATGGGGGCTCATCCTTTAGCGTAACGAGCGGCCCCTTAACTTATCCACTGGCAGACGGTTCAATATTATATGCGGTGGCATATTCTGGCGATTTTGTTGGCCTTTCCACTGAAAAGGTTGGAGTAGGTTCCACTGGAAATTATGTCGGATATAATACTACAAGTGCTGCGAAAATTCTATACTATAACAACACCGGCACAGGGAAGAAGCATAGTCTTTTGACCTCTTATGAATCAACTAGCGGTCAAGTTGATAAAAATTTAGTCTCAGTTTTCACTGAATCAGTTTCGGAATTGCTCCCAAATGACCAAATTATCGTAGATGTGCAACCACAAGAAGACCAAATTATTAAGGTTTTATATAGTAAAGAAACTCAAAGGCTTCTTATAAATCCTAGAACTTTTGCATCTATAGATGTTGTTGATAATTTTATCACCATTAAAAATCATAGGTATTATAGTGGTAAAAAGATAATCTATACTTCAAATTCTCCAACAATTGGACTAGAAAATAATGGAATTTATTATACAATTGTCGTCAATTCGGATAAAATTGGACTGAGTAGATCTTACTATGGCGCAGTAATAGCTAGGGAATTTGTAGAACTGAGTGGTAGCACTCCGGGGGCTTTCTCAGAAATCAATCCAAGTATTGATGTTATTGGTGGTAATTCTATAATATTTGACTTGTCGGATCATTCTCTTTCCGAATTTAATGGATTTGAAACAGTCTCTTCATTTGATTTTGATATTTTTACAGATTACCATTTCGCCAATAAATTCTACACGACATATGAAACTAGCACATTTAACCTAACCAAAAATGGAAAAATTGGTATAGACCCCGTAGCAAAGGTTACTCTAACGAATGATGGCAATTTACCAAACGAGCTATATTATAACTTAATTTCTAAAACAGGCCAAACAGTTTATACTGATAAAGAATATAATAACAATTACAACAAAATTAACTTTGTTGAAAGTTCTTATTCTGGGTCTTATGTGGTTAGCGGAGTGGGCACCACTGCGTTCTCTTATACGATACCAAATATTCCAGAAAAATCTAGCTATAATGGAAATGTAAACTACATCACAAATTCCAGTAGTGCAACTGGACCTATTGACAGAATTACTGTCACTTCAGGTGGAGGTGGATACCAGTTTCTCCCTGGAATCAGTTCGGTTATTACCAAGAATGGATCTAATGCAATATTTGAGATTGTTAGTAGTTCAATCGGGAGAATAAACAGTGTAAAAATAAACGATATAGGCTATGACTATCCAGCAGATTTGACTTTGAGCCCATTAACTCAAACTCCATTAGTTCTTAAGGTAGAGCCTCAAACGACATTGAAAAGTGTTGGTATTGCGTCTCAAGGTAAAAATTATATTTTCCCTCCATCATTAGTTTTATTGGATGGTCTAACACTAAAAAGGGTTCCAGATGTAGACCTAAGATATGAACTGGGAGATAGCGATGTCACGATATTTAAAAATAGTAGGGGAATCAATAATGTTGATCCCATAATTATTCCAACAAACAATTCAAATGGGATTCAAATAAATTCAATTACATATAATTTTATCACAAAAGACGTAACAGTATTTCTATATCAGGGGTATAGTAATCTTTCGGATTTCCCCTTTATGGTTGGAGATAAAGTATTAATTGAAAATGTTGCGATTATTACAGATCCAGGGGCCAAAGGTTATAACTCATATTCTTATGAGTATTCAAGATTCACTATTACACAAATTAATCCAAATATCGGTGGATCTAATGGCTCTATTACTTATAGCATGGCCGACAAATTATCGGCGGGCGAATACCCCGGAATATTCAATACATCGGTTTTATCTGGGACAGTAGTTCCAGAAAAATTCTTTCCACAATTTACAATTGATTTAACCAAGAATTCTTTTCTAAAAGACGAAATTGTTACCTCAAATAATTTCACAGGAATCGTCCAATTTTGGAACGAAGATAATGAACTCTTGACACTTTCTTCGACCGATGATTTGTACCCTGGGGCATTAATTTCAGGCTCAGATTCCCTTTCGCTTGGGACTGTTAGTAAAATCTATAACTTTAAATCAAAATATAACACAAATTCATCCTCTATTGTAAAAAAAGGTTGGAATACTGAAAAGGGATTTTTTGATAATGAATTTCAGAGAATCCAGGACGGTGATTATTATCAATCCTTTGCATATTCATTAAAATCTAAAATTGACTATGGCACCTGGAAAAATCCGGTCAGTAGCCTAACACATATTGCTGGATTTAAAAAATTTGGAGATTTTATCGTAGAATCCACCCCGTCAAGTGGTATCAATACTGATCAAAATGATTCCCTTTTTAATCTCAATATATCCAGCATTTCAGAAGTTGACTTAAATGCTATTGTTGATTATGATTTAGGCACAGAAAATAATTTTAAAGTTGGAACGGATCTTGCATCTAATCAAATTTATTTTAAGAATAAAATATTACAAGATTATTCTTTAGTAGTAGGAAATAGAGTTCTAGTTATTGATGATATTAGTCCAAAATTTGACGGAATTACCCGCCAGTTTGACCTAACCAGTCGTAATAGAAATATTTTTCTTAGAAATTTTGATGGTAGTAGTCAATCTGTTGTTGAAATTCAAAATAACATTATAAAAATACCAAATCATTACTTCGCTGATGGTGAGAAAGTTACATATTCTTATAGCGGCGGTCCAATAGGAATACAAAGCACTAATATCGCGGGAATCGGTGTTACTGACAAATTACCCTCAAATTTATATGTCGTAAAATACAGCGAATCTGAAATAGCATTAGCTAGTAGTGCAGAAAATGCCATCAAAAGTAAACCAATACCTCTCATTCTCTCAAGTGTTGGAATTGGTAGTACACACATATTAAAATCAACTAACCAAAACAGTAAGGCTATCATAACTCTAGGTGGTATCATTCAATCTCCAATTGTGGCGACCGCTACCTCAACTACAATTAATTCATTTGTCGGGCTAGGTTCTACGACAATTTCCTTCCAGGGCATTGGGGATTTCGCTAGTGGCGATTATGCAAAAATTGATGATGAAATTGTAAAAGTAATTTCTGTTGGAATTGCATCAACCAATAGCGTTGCAGTTAACCGAGCCTGGGTTGGGACCGGTATCGCAACCCATGCTGCAAATTCCACAGTTTATAAAATACAAGGCAATTACAATATTGTTGACAATACTATACATTTTGTAGAGCCACCTAAAGGACCATCGCCAATGGGAACAGTTGGGGGCTCACCCGAAGATGTTGATTATGTCGGCATTACATCGTTTCTCAATTTTAATGGTAGAGTTTTCACGAGAAATGGTATCAAAAATACTCCAAATGATGCGTATTATACCAATTTTGTTTTAGATGATATTTCTAGTGGGTTTAACGGAATTTCTTCAACTTTTACTCTAAAAAGTAATTCACAAAATATTACTGGAATTGCTACAGATACTGGTTCAATACTAATTAATGAAGTTTTTCAAGTTCCTTCCGAATTGACCGGATTTAACCGAGCATACAACAGTTACACTATTTCACAGACCGCTGGAATATCGTCTATAAGGTTCCTAGGAGCCCCCGCAACACAGGTGAATGACGTAAATGGATCCGGGCTACCAATAGGGGGAGTAATCGTTTCTATCGGGTATAGTCGTGGGTATGGGATACAACCGCTAGTTTCTGCCGGAGGTACTGCTAACGTTTCTTTAGCCGGGACGATTACATCTATAACCATCAATAATGCGGGATCCGGTTATAGATCTGGTCTCCAAACCGTAATGATTAGTGCTTATTCTCCAATCGCCGGTTTATCTACTTTCCAAAATGTTGGTATAGCTTCCGTTCTAAATGGAAACGTAGTTTCCGTTAATCTGACTAATCCGGGGGCTGGGTTTACATTTACAAATCCACCCACAATAAGATTTGATGCACCACTTCCTTATGTAAATATACCACTATTATCTTCTGGAATTGGAACTGGAGCAAGAGCTAATCTTACTGTTGGTATCAACTCTAGTGTTGTGGATGTTGAAATTGTTAATCGTGGGTTTGGTTATAAAAAGGGTGATATTTTAACTGTAGCTATTGGAGGTACTGTAGGAATTCCATCTTCTCTAATTCCACCTCCACTGGTTGGTAGTGCGATCACCTTTACTTTCACCGCTTCTGGGGCTACATATGTGCCAGTTCCAGATTTAATATCTAATACTAGACCAATGCAGTTTAACCCCGCAGGTGGGGCAATGAATACTGGAGCTATTCCCAACAGAAGAAACTTTATCTACACAGGTTTGGTTGGCAATTATGCTCCTGTAGGCAATTGGATACCATTAGGCCAATCTACAGGTGTATTAGGCGAACAAAGATTTGATTATTACTTTGATACAGCTACATCTAGTTCTACTGGTGGCACCTCGGGATTGGCCCAGGTTCATAATTGGGCCAATCGTTTTGAACTTATTTTTGGTTCGTTTTATCTTGATGGTACAGAAAGTTTTTGTGGCGTAAATAATGCAGTTTCATTGTTCACTGCAACCAATACTGGCACTGCACAATATATCAACGAATCTACCTCTTCTACCCCGGGGGTTTCTGATGGCGGGAATCAAAATACACTAAACAGTAGCACCTATAATATAGTCTTTGGTGCATCAAATAAACTTGGAACACTTCGCTATTCATCCTTTACGAATGTCAAGACAGATCCTTTATCGAGGCAAAGTGGTGGTACAATTACTATCACTACTACCGAAGATGATCCACCAGCCGGACCACAATATTCTGATTTTAAAATTCTAGTGGATGAGATTTATAATAATGAATTTTCCGGGTGGTCTTTTGGTCAATTACAACTTATTGACTCAATTGAAATTCTATTTGATGGAAATAGACGTTCCTTCCCCCTCAAAATTGATGAAGAATTAAGAAGTATTCGGGCTGGTTATAATTCACTAATTGACATCAACACCATTTTTCTTGTTTTTATAAATGGTATTCTCCAAATCCCAGGTGAGAGTTATTCCATTACCGGTAGCAGTTTTATAACATTTAGCGAGCCCCCCAGAGAAAATTATTCATGTGCAATTCTATTTTATCGAGGTTCTGGGTCAAACGACGTTATTGATGTTGATGTTGTGGAAACAGTAAAACCTGGAGATTTAGTTAGATTGGAAGATGATTTTTATTATGCCGAAACTGATAGGTTAGTTACGGGCGTACCCTCATCTGATACAGTTAACACTATCACATACAGTGGAGCCGGAGTGGCCGAAGATGAATCTTATACTAGACCAATAAGATGGAGGAAGCAGACTGAAGATCTCTTCATAAATCAAACTGAAGTTACCAAAAATAGAGAAATCTATGAGGATATTATAGAACCAACAACAAATATTATCAAAACGGTTGGTATTAATACAAATATACTATTCGTTGAGAATGTTAGAACCATATTTGATGATGAGCGGGAAAATACCGTTCTGGATTATAGAAACAAATTGAGAATAGTTTCTCAAGATGAAGTTAGAGTTGCTATTGCCACTGTAACCGTATCAAATTTAGGTTCCATCGTTTCTGCAACACCAATAGATGGTGGGAAAGGTTATGCTACTTCTCCTGCAATTTCATTTCCGATTCCGGTTGGATTTACAACTGCATCAAGAGCATATGCTACTGCATTTATTTCATCAGGTTCAATAAGTTCAATAACCATAAACTCCCCCGGAGTAGGTTATACTTTCACTTCCCTGCCGCAAGTTATGATTGAAAATCCTAAGAATATTTTCGAGGACGTAACTGCCGGCAACTATACTGGTGATTTCGGGTTAATTTCAGGCATAGGTACTTCTTCAGTTGGAATTGCATCAACGGCTCTCATATTTGATCTCTTTATACCGCAAGATTCATTCCTTAGAAATTCAAATATTGTGGGCACTGCAATTACAGTTAGTGGTATTCAAACCGGATACTATTTCGTGGTTAAAAATTCCCACCTTGGCAATGGGATCAAATCGTTAGATGAAAACGGCTCTTTAATTTCAACCGGAACAACCTATCTCGATAATGTCTATAGAGTTTCCTCAGTTTCAATTGCCAGTACAGTTGTTTCGGGAATTGGAACAACCTCTATTGCTAGAGTTATAACATCAGTGGAAAATAACAATATTGGTATTGCCGCGACAAATTTTTATGGGACTTATAGTTGGGGTAGAATTACAATTCCTGATGGAGTTTCATCCGACAAATTTACAGTTTATACTAATGGAATTTCTGGAATAAATACATCACCCATAATCAAAAGAATTAATCCCCTCAAATATAAAAATTACACATAAATAGCTAAAAAGAATAATATGTCTGCAATAGTCACTGAACAACATAGAATATCACTGGCAAAGAACTTTGTAAATTCTGTGTCTACTGGTAGAGACACCTATTATACTTTTATTGGCCTTCCGAATGCAACGGAGTATCAATCCACCTGGAATGCAAATCCGCCCGCCCCGAAAGACAGTTTTGACCAAGAGAACGATTATTGGGATACAATGATCGCACTTAAAAAAATATATACGAATAATGTTAGACTTATAATTAAAAACTCAACATGGGCATCTGGTACAATTTATGATATGTATCGTAATGACATTACCAGAACTAATGTTTCTAGACCGTCTGGTGCAACTAGCCTTTATGCTTCGGGATATTATGTAGTCAATGAGGACTATAAAGTTTATATTTGTCTTTTCAATGGAGCTGACCCCGAAAATCCTAATGGTAGACCATCATTAAATGAGCCCACTTTTACAGATTTGGAACCAAGAGGTGCAGGAGATGGTGGAGATGGGTACATATGGAAATACCTTTATACAATTAAACCTAGTGATATTATTAAGTTTGTTACTGCAAATTATATTCCAGTCCCATCGGACTGGGAAACAAATGCAGAATACTCTCCAATAAGAAATAATGCCATCAATGGGGGACAAATAAAAATTATCACTATTGCGAATAGAGGAGTGTCCGTTGGTGCCCCAAACACTGCCTACAGCAAAGTTAAAATTGTAGGAGATGGTTATGGTGCAGAAGCAACAGTTGTCGTCAACAATGATTCAAAAGTTGATTCTATAACCGTGACTAAAGGTGGAACTGGTTATACCTATGGTACAGTTGATTTGAGTTCTGTCAATATTCAAGTTGGAACTTTGACTCCAGTGTTTAATGTAATCATTCCGCCAAAGGGTGGTCATGGTTACGATATTTACCGAGAGCTTGGTGCATCAAAGGTGATGCTATATGCTAGATTTGAGAATGACCCAACAAATCCTGATTTTATTACAGGAAATCAAACCGCAAGATTTGGAATAGTGAAAAATGCCCAAACATTTGGCTCAACAACCTTATTAAATACTGACCGAGCCAGTGCATTATCCGCAATTAAAGTTTCAGGGACAAATTTGAATTCTGGTACATTTCCGGCAAATTCAACTTTTACTCAGACTATTGGAGTGGGGGCAACGGCTATTGGAAGAGTTGCATCATTTGATTACACGAATAATGTTTTAAGGTACTGGCAAGACCGTTCTCTAGCTGGGTTTAATCGAGATGGTTCCCAAAATTCATCCCCAACTTATGGTTTTAACTTAAACAACTTCACTAGCACCCCCACCCAAGACGGTTCACTTAATCTAATTTGTAATTCTAGTGTTGTACCGATTGACAATACTTTTAACGGCGACTATAATACAATAAATAATAATTATCTGGGGCAAAACTTTACAAATGGTATATCAAATCCCGAAGTAAAGAAATATTCTGGAGATATTATTCATGTTGACAACCGGCCATCTACACCAAGGTCTATCAATCAACAAGAAGACGTTAAAGTAATTTTGCTATTCTAACTCCCAATGCCCCAGGAAACAAATTTAAATATTACTCCATATAACGATGATTTTGATCCTAAGGATAATTATCATCGTGTTCTTTTTAAGCCATCAAAGCCAGTCCAGGCAAGAGAAGTTAATAATTTACAATCAATCTTACAAGATCAAATTGAAAAATTTGGAAGTCATGTTTTCAAAGAAGGTTCTATTGTAATTCCGGGTAATATTGATTACGATAATAATTTACAAGTAGTAGAGCTTCAAAATTCTTATAACGGAATTAGTGTATCTACCTACATTCCACTATTAGTTGGTAAAACTATTATAGGCAAAACGAGTGGTATTAGGGCAAAATTAATATTAGTTAGAACGCAAAACGAATCACTAAGAGGGAATGCTTCTCTTTATCTGAAATATATTGGTTCCGATTCTACAAATGGAACCGCCGAACTTTTTACAGATGGAGAAGAGATTACACTGGACACTTCTGTCAATGTAACAATTTCGACTGGAGAGACCGTTGTTTTCACGGCAGGTGAAACTTTTGCAGCCACTATCACAAGCAATTGCAATTCTATTGCATCCTCAGTTACAGTTTCAGATGGTGTTTATTTTATTAGGGGAAATTTCGTAAACGTTTATAAGCAAACTCTACTATTAAGTCAATATACTAACACGCCATCATATAAGGTGGGGTTCTTTGTTGAGGAATCAATCATTAATTCTTTTAATAAAATTGAACTCCTTGATAATGCCAATGGATCACCAAACTATACTGCACCCGGCGCCGACAGGCTATCCATTCAGTTAATTCTAACAAAATACGGAACAAATGAAGATAAGCCTAGCAATTTCGTTCAACTTTTAGAAATTAAAAATGGAAACCTAATAGATACTCAAGAAGTTTCATCATATAATATTTTAGAGCAGGAATTTGCTAAAAGAACATTTGATGAATCTGGAAATTATTATATAAGCCCACCTGTAGTATCAATTAGTGAATCCTTAAATAACCTTTTGGGTAATAATGGTATTTACAATTCTTCAGATGTAACCTATAGTGGAAATACACCTAGCGAAGAATTAGGTATTTATCACATATCGCCAGTAAAGGCATATGTTCAGGGATACGAGTCAAAAACGATAAGCCCATCTTTTATTGATTTTCTAAAACCAAGAACAACTAAATTGTTAGAAAAGCAAGAGCTTGTATATTATACCGGCTCTAGCCTAACTCTGAACAGAGTTTATGGAACTCCTAACATTGGCATTTCAACAAACTATACTTTAAGTCTTAGGGACTCAAGAATAGATAATGTTCAAACTGTAGCAGCCGGAAAAGAAATAGGTCTAGCACGGGTGTATGACTTTGCTCTAGAATCTGGTTCATATTCTTCATCTAACCCCAACCTAAATGAGTGGGATATTTCTTTATTTGATGTTCAGGTATATACTGAAATAACTCTCAATCAGAATTTAGATAGCAACACGCTCTACAATATACCATGCCAAGTTCTAGGAAAATCAAGTGGAGCAACAGGGTTTCTGCGTTATGATTCAAGAAATAGCGGAATTACAACTGTTTATGATATTAGGGGCACGTTCGCTGTAGGCGAAAAACTCGCCTTTAATGGTATTGAAAATACTAGAGTATCCACAGCCGTTACTTCTTATTCTTTAAATGATGTAAAGTCTGTATATGGTGTGGTCGGGACTGCATACACATTCACGGCAGATGTCAAACAATATAATAATTTACAAATTGGTCAAGTAAATATAAGCCCCGTTGATTCTGGAAGTGGAATTTCAACCGTAACCCGAACCTCGGATACGTTTGTTGGAAACGTCAACGTTGGAAATATTGTAGCTTTTTCGTCTCCCGGCTTAACAACCAGCACATTTGCAAGAGTAACTAAAGTCAACCCTAAAAATCTAACAATAGTTGGAGTAACTTCTGTAGCGGGTATCTGTGATGGTAAACTACCTACAACTACAATTAATCCCTCAGATTTTACTATTCTTTCTTCACAATTTGCAAAATCTCAGGATAATACGCTATATACAAAAATACCAAAAGATAAAGTATCAAATGTAAATCTTTCGAATTCTAGTTTAGTAATCCGAAAACAGTTCAATGTTACTATAACCTCAAACGCCGTTGGTCCAATTTCAGCAGATTCAAACGAAACTTTCCTACCATTTGATGAAGAACGTTACGTTTTAATCAGAGAAGATGGAACAACTGAAGTATTATCTCCAGACAAATTTACATTTGGGAATGGCTCTTCAACTTTAACTATAAGCGGCCTTGGTAATAATTCAAATGCAAAACTTATTGCAACTCTAAGAAAAGTAAACATTAACGAGAAAGTAAAATACAAAAATAGAATCAATATTGTTACGTTTGATAAGTCAAAATACAGTGCATCTGGTATAGGCACTACCACATTAAATGACGGGCTTGTTTATGGGAATTATCCATATGGATCACGGGTTCAAGATAATGACATTTGTTTACTCACTCCAGATGTTACTAAAATTTATGGCGTGTTTGAATCATCCACGGTAAATTCTGCGACCCTACCCAAACTAAATCTTTCCATGATTAATGGTCAGACAAATAAAACTGGAGATCTTCTTATTGGAGAAAAGTTTATTGGAACGATCTCAAATGCGGTTGGGGTTCTCATTAGGCCAGTTAATGATCTTAGTATTAATTTTGTTTATTTAAATTCTGCTAATTTTAATATAAATGAATCTATAACCTTCCAGGAAACCGGGGTTACTGCAACTATATCAGCAAGTGAAAACGGGGATTCTGACATTACTTCACATTTTTCATTTGATTCTGGTCAAAAATCCACAATCTATGATTATTCAAAAATTTCCAGAAATCCAACTGCAAGGGAACCAAATAAAAGAATAACGGTAATATTTGAGTCTGCTAATTATTTAAATTCAGATGTTGGAGATATTGTGACCTCAAATTCCTATAGGAATTTTGATTACTGTGAACTGGGCAAAGTAGATGGAATTTCATTAACAGATATTATAGATGTAAGGCCGAGGGTATCACAATATAACGTATTAGAGAACTCAAGATCTCCTTTTGAATTTTTAGGCAGAGATTTTTCAAATAGCTCATCCAATCCTAAAAATATTTTAGCATCCGATGAATCCATTAATCTTGATTATTCTTTTTATCTACCTAGGTATGATAAGCTATTTTTAACAAAAAATAGTCAAATTCAATTAGTAGTAGGAGTTCCAGCGGAATCTCCACAACCACCAAATTCTATCGATAATGCACTAGAAATTGCCTCAATTTATCTGCCAGCATATCTCTGCAATACTGATGATGTAAATATACAACTTGTATCTCATAAAAGATACAGAATGGAAGATATTAAAAATCTTGAAGACCGAATTTATAATTTAGAATATTACACGTCTTTGACTCTACTTGAGACAGATACGGCCAATCTATTCATTCCAGACACTTCAGGATTAAATAGATTTAAGTCAGGCTTCTTTGTTGATAATTTTAATTCATCAACCACTCAACAAAAAGATACAATCATAAAAAACAGTATTGATATTACCAACAGTGAACTTCGCCCTAGCCACTATACAACCGAATTAGATTTAATTATTGCATCAAATTCCATTGTAGGAATAGGAACAGTTGCAGATACTCTTGTAGACCTAAAATATTCAAATGATTTAATCGGATCAAATGTAAAGAAAACCGGAGAGCTACTAACATTAGATTATGATGAAGTTGTAGAAATTGTTCAACCCTATTCAACTAGGGTTGACAATGTTGCTTCTTATCGCAATAATACATTTAGCGGCACTATCATACTCTATCCATCTTCAGATGTATGGGCCGACCAAGTAACAGTTTCTACAAAAAATGTTACGGTAGCCTCAAATTATACACCTTCCCCACAACAGATCTCAGCACTTGGTCTTGACCCGCAAGCCGGCTTTAATCCAGTTCTATGGGATTCCATATCTAGCATATGGTCTAGTGGCAATAGTATTCTTAGTAGTCAAGTTATTCCATATCTTCGCTCTAGAAATGTTGAATTTACTGCCAAAAGAATGAAGACTTTAACTAGATTATATCCTTATTTTGATGGAAGATCTTTTGATAAATTTATAGTACCCAAACTAATAGAAATATCAATGGTTAGTGGAACATTTAGTTCTGGCGAAGTTATAGTTGGAACAAACAGTAATACCTCTGCAAAAATTAAATTTAGATGTGCATCCAGTAACCACAAATTTGGGCCATATAATGCACCAACAGTAACATACAAACAAAATCCATATTCATCAGATAAAACCATTCCTGAATTTTATTCATCAACAACTACCATTTTAAATGTTGATACCTATAGTCTGGCTAATATGGTTCAGGGTGATTTTGGTGGTTATATTGATAGTGGAATGACTCTTAAGGGGCAAACCTCAGGAGCTGAAGCTATAATTAATTCTAATATTAAGTTAGTAACAGATAGTTCAGGTGATTTAATTGGTTGCTTTTTTATCCCAGATAGAAATATCAATGAAAATCCTTCATTTGAAAGTGGAACAAGAGTTTTTAGATTAACCAATAGCCCGACAAATTCTTCAATTGATGGAGCGGCTACAACATTTTCTGAGGAAAAATACTACTCGTCAGGTAGACTAGACTCAATTGAACAAAATATAGTTAGAAATGAGCCCCCTCAAACACCCACACCTCCAATTACACCAATTTATTATCCACCTCAAAATGATACAAATTATTATTCACCCCCAGTTGTTAATGAACCAGCTACTCCGGTTTATTATACTCCTCCAGTTTATACTCCTCCAGTTTATACGCCCCCAAGTGTACCCGAATATTATTCCCCGCCTGCAGCCGTAGTAGCCAGTCCACCTCCAGCGCCGGCAGTACAAGTACCAACCCCCTGGTCAAATGGGGTTATTGATCTCCGCAGTAGTAAAATTACAGCTTCCGCTGAGGGACAAAGATTGGTTGATAGTATTAATGCAAAAAATGGCACATCATTCACGGTAGAACAACTAAGGAATGAAGCTGGAATTAAAAATATTAATAGTGTTTCCGATCTCAATCAATTAAATAATGTAGCCAGGACTCTTGCTGGTCGGTAAATAAATAGTATATCAAATTAGAAAAATAAATGAAGTTAGTAGATCCGATTGCACAATCATTTTTTGTTAATCCAAATAGTGGATACTTTGTAACTTCTTTGGATTTATTTTTCTATAGTAAGGATGCAGAATTGCCGGTAACAGTACAATTACGCTCTTTGCAGTACGGAATACCGACAGATTCTGTTTATCGCCACGCCGAAGTGGTTCTATCGCCTGATAAAATTTCAACCTCTAATGATGGAACTCTAGCAACTAGAGTAACATTTGAATCACCCGTTTATCTTAAAGGTGGTGAATTTCATTGCATATGCTTACTATCAAATTCTGATCAATATCTCGTTCACATCTCAAGATTATCGGAAAAGGATTTAGCAGCTAATTCTAATAGTGTGGTTTTTGTAACAAAGCAGCCCCTTTCGGGTTCTCTTTTTAAATCCCAAAATGGAACAACCTGGACTCCAATACAAAGTGATGATTTAAAATTTACTCTTTATAGGGCAAATTTTAAATCATCGTCTGGGGACATTAATTTTTACAATTCAGAACTTTCAGTTGGAAACCATCAAATTGCAAATCTTATTAATAACCCATTAGAGATAAATGCCAGAGAAATTAGAATAGGGTTGGGTTCAACAGTCTTGTCATCTAACCTCACACCGGGAAACAGAATAACTCAAGTCAATTCTACGGGTAAAGGTATTTACGTTGGCTTTGCCGGTTCAGCTACCTCTACTCTTAATGTTATTAATTCTGGCATAGGTTATACGCCCTCAATGGGTTCATTCACATTTAATAATGTGCCTCTAATATCTTTAACTGGAAATGGTAGAAATGCAACTGCAAATATTACGGTTTTGAATGGTTCTGTTAGTTCAATTGGTGCAACAATTAGCACAGGAGGAAATGGGTATTTAATTGGAGATGTTTTAACTGCACCACAAATTGGCGCATCTAGCCTAGGATTAAATTTACAACTTTCGGTTCAAAATGTTGCAGGAATAAATGAACTCATAGTTAATAATGTTCAAGGGGAATTCTCATCTGGCGATTCTTCTAAAACTTTAACTTATGTTAACAACTCTGGTATAACCAGTGATATTTATTTTTCACATTTATCAAAAGCATTCCCCAATAGCTTGGTAACAAATAAAAATGGTGAACATATTAAAGTAAATCATAAAAACCATGGAATGCACTCTAGCGTTAATAAGGTAGTATTAAGAAATGTTTCTAGTGATGTAAATGTTACAAAATTAACCGCTGATTATTCAAATACTGCAACAGGCAATATTGCGATTCAGGATTCATCTGATTTTACTATATTTGAAAACGTAACTGTATCTGCAGCTAATCCTGGCTATATTCTAATAGGACAGGAAATCATAGCTTATACGGGCATTTCGGGTAATAATTTAACCGGCATTACTCGTCAAATTGATCAAACTTTAGCAGGCTATTATTCAATGCACACTACAGTAATGAAGTATGAGTTGAATGGCGTCTCTTTGCGAAGAATTAATAAAGAACACACTCTCAGCGATTCAACTGAAACAAATTCAATTGGTTTAGATTATTATAAAATTAAAATAAATTTTACAAATACCACAAATAATCCAAATTTACCACAAGGAATATCCGATAGGAGTTCAGGATCACCTTTAGGGCGACTTTTCTTTAATCAGGAAAAATCAACTGGCGGAACCACCATTCAGGCCACTCAAAATATTGCCTTTGAGATAGTTCATCCTCTGGTTGATGCCATCGTTTTACCACAAACAAATCTGTCTTCAAAATTAAGGACTATAACTGGAACGAGCATTAGTGGTGGGGAATTATCATATGTTGATTCCGGGTTTACTGAAATCAGTTTAAATGAAAATAATTTTCTAAACTCCACACGAATTGTGGCAGCCAAAGTTAACGAGAAACAGAATTTAAATTCACTTATTGGAAACAAATCGTTAACGCTCAACATGGAATTAAATACACAAAATTCTTATGTGTCACCCGCGATTGACCTTCAAAGAGTTGCAATGAGCTTTACCACTAATAGAGTTGACAATTTAATTACCGATTTTGCTCTAGACGACCGTGTTTCTACTCTAAAGGGCGATCCATCAGCTTTTGTTTATGCAAATATTCCAATTGAGCTTGAACTACCGGCAAATGCAATTAAAATTTACTTAACCGGACATATTAACGTATTCAGTGAAATCAAATGTTTATATTCAGTATCAAATACCAAAGATGCAGCCTTAGTTTATTTCCCTTTCCCTGGTTACGATAATATAAACTCATTCAATAAAACCATTGACTCATCTAAAAATAGTGGTTTATCTGACTCTAAAATAGTTAAAGATGACGCTCTAGGATTTGAAGGTTCCAAAGTTAATTACAGGGAATACACATTTACGGTTGATAATTTACCGTCATTTAGGTATTATAGCATTAAATTAGTTGGGACCTCAACTAATCAGGCGTATCCACCGAGAATTAAAAATCTACGAGTTGTTGCCCTAGCTGGCTCTTATTAATGAAACACACTAAAATAGATGGCCACCCGGATTTAATTCGGGATGTAAAAACTAATGCGGTATTAAATAACAACAAAAGCGAGTATGAAAAATACTTAATATCGGCGCAAATTAAAAAACTTCAAAAAAATAAAGTTGAAAAAATTGAAGAAGAACTTGATACCCTAAAAGAAGATATGGCCGAAATAAAAGATATTCTAAAAACGGTCTTAGGTAAATTTCAATAACCTTTATACATAGTAGTAGTGCTTAATCTAAAATAAATAATGGCTAAACCTGCTTCTCGTCAACAACTAATTGATTATTGTTTGCGCCAATTGGGTGCTCCGGTGATAAACATTGCTATTGCAGATGAACAGCTAGATGATTTAATTGATGATGCTTTACAGTTGTTTCAAGAGCGTCATTTTGATGGTGTTATGCAAACATACCTCAAATATCAGATAAGACAAGAAGATATTGATAGATCTAAAGGACCGGTTGGGATTGCAACAACTTCAATTGATGGTTATAATTTTTCCGAGACTGCAAATTATATCAAGATTCCTCCCCATGTAATTGGAGTCAATAAAATATTTAATTTCTCTATGGGGAGTACACTCTCTAGTGGTCTTTTCAATATTAAATACCAGCTATTTTTGAATGATTTATATTACTGGGGTTCAATGGAACTCCTTTCATATACAATGGTTCAAAGGTATCTTGAAGATATTAACTGGATTTTAAATCCCGAGAAAGTTGTTAGGTTTAATAAAAGAGGAGATAAATTGTATATTGATATGAATTGGTCTGATGTTGAGGTTGGAAATTATATTGTTATTGATTGCTATAGAGCAATGGATCCTTCGGAATCGGATAAGGTGTGGAATGATTCATTTCTTAAACGTTATGCCACGGCTATTATTAAGCGTCAATGGGGGCAAAACTTAATTAAGTATCAAGGAATGAAACTTCCCGGTGGCGTGGAATTTAATGGTCGTCAAATTTACGATGATGCTCAAAGAGAGATTGTTCACATAGAAGAAAGAATGACCTACGATTATGAAATGCCCCCCTTTGATTTAATTGGATAATTATGCTCAATCCATTTTTTCATAACGATTCAAAGGTAGAACAGGGATTTCTTCAGGATTTAATTAATGAGTCCATTAAAATCTATGGTGTAGATGTTTTCTATCTTCCGAGATTTTACCTCACTAAAAAGCGGGTGATTCGCGAGGTTATTGAATCTGAATTTAATAATGCTTATCCTATAGAGGCATATGTTGAAACTTATGATGGTTATGAGGGTGCTGGTACATTAATGACTAAATTCGGCATCCAGCCGATGAATGACCTAACTATTACAATCTCCAGAGAACGATTTGAGACCTATATTGCACCATTAATAAAAAGACTTCCAAATGTTGAGTTGTCAACCCGACCCAAAGAAGGAGATTTAATATATTTTCCATTGGGAGATAGAATCTTTGAGATTAAATTTGTTGAACACGAAAAGCCTTTTTATCAGTTAGGAAAAACATATACATATAGCCTCAATTGTGAGCTATTTCGTTATCAAAATGAGGTTATTGATACGAGCATTGATATTATTGATGATAATGTTGAGGATGAGGGATTTATTCAATCTTATGTGATGGTTGGATCGGGTTCAAGCGCAATAGCAACGGCAAATGTAGTAAATGGTGGAGTCAGATTTGTGACAATGTTAAACCGTGGATATGGATTTACTACTGCACCAACTGTAACATTTAGTACAGCCCCAGCTAATGGCCAAACCGCAACAGGTGTTGCCGAAATGATTGGAGGTATTGTTGACATATGTGGCCCAGATCCAGATAAATTAAGAGTCCAGGCAGTTAATATAACAAATTCGGGATTTGGATATACTACGCCACCTTCTGTGATATTTAATGGGGGTGGAGGTTCTGGAGTTGAGGCATTAGCATCATTGGGTAATGGTGTTCTTAATTCTATTAATATTTCAGATGGTGGAAGTGGATATGTTGGAATAGTTACAGTTTCATTCGTTGGAATTTCTTCACAGCCAGCAGTAGCACGAGCGGTAGTTAAAAATGGTTCCATTGAATCAATTCAGTTAGTAAATTCTGGTCTAGGTTATACCACTGCACCTATAGTTACAATATCAGATCCAGTATTTGTTGGTTACGGAACTTACATATACAACGAAGTTGTTGCTGGTAGTGCATCTAGTATAACTGCAAGAGTCAAGAGTTGGGATATGCCTTCAGGTATTCTACAATTATCTAATCCAACTGGAACTTTTGGCCAGGGCGAGACGATAATTGGCCAAGAAAGTGGTGCCACTTATAAAATTGAGATCCCAAGTTATGGCGATAATATTGAGGATACATATGCAGATAACATAAATATTGAAGAAGAATCTAAGAATATAATTGATTATACAATTAAAAATCCATTCGGTGAATTCTAATGTTTGAATATTTCTACAACGAATCCATCCGTAAAGCTGTTATAATTTTCGGATCACTCTTTAATAATATTCAGATACAGCAAAAAAATAAGGAAGGTAGAATTTTCTTCAAAGGAAAGGTTCCAATTGCATATGGACCAACTCAAAAGTTTCTAGCCAGATTAAGAGAAGTACCAGATCTCAATAAGCCTATTCAAATTACACTACCCAGGATGTCATATGAAATGATTGGTATAAGTTATGATCCCACTAGGAAAGTAACCACAACCACTTCCTTTTGTGCTAAGGACATTAACAACAATGCAATGAGAATGACATTTATGCCAGCTCCATATAATATTAACTTTGAGCTGAGCATAATGACACAACATAGTGATGATATGCTCCAAATTGTTGAGCAGATTCTACCTTATTTTCAACCAAACTTAAAGGTTAGTGTTACACTACTAGATTCAATAGCAGAGAAAAGGGACTTAGATATTGTTTTAGATAATATCTCAACCTCCGACACATATGAGGGAGATTTTAGAGAAAGACGAGCCCTCATTTATACTTTAAAGTTTACAGTAAAAACTTATATTTTTGGTCCAGTTTCATCTAAATCATTAGACTCTCAAATTATCAAGAAAGTTTCTATTGGTCTTGTTGCCGGTGAATTATCTACAGCACCAACACGGGATGCAGTTTTAGAGAGTACCCCCAGAGCAATTCAAAATTATACAGGTATCGTTGAAACAACCCTAACAAAAGAAGTTTCCGCAACCGATACGGTTATTGAGGTTGCAAATTCCAGTAATATAGTTGTAAATTCCTATATTGACATTGGTGATGAAGAATTACTGGTTGAAAGTAAAGATAATAATAAAATAAGAGTTAAGCGTGGTCAAGATAAAACTAAAATAAAGGTTCACCCAAATGGTTCTGAGGTTAAAAGAATTACTATAGAAGACAATTCTCTAATACCTTATGATGATAGTTTTGGATTTACATTTAATAATATTTGAGGAGCATAAACAATGACTAGAACACAAAAATTTACCAAATTGAATGATACCTTCAATATAGCAAATACCGTTGATGTTGATGTAGAGATCGTCAAAGCTGAGCCCGTTGCAAAGCCAATAGTTAATGATGTTGAAACTGATTATAAGTATTCTAGAGAAAATTATTACACTATTATAGAAAAGGGTCAAGAGGCTATTCAAAATGCGCTAGAACTAGCTCAAGAACTTGATACCGCCAGGGGCTATGAGGTTGTTGGCCATCTTATTAAGAGTGTTTCAGATGCTGCTGACAAATTGATCAATCTACAACAAAAAATGAAGGATATTGAAGACACTAGACCCAAAGGCCCATCAAGTGTTACTACAAATAATGTAGTATTTACCGGAACTACTGCAGAAGCATTAAAGCTAATAAAGAAACAATTTAGCGAAGAAACATAAATACTAAAAAGTTCTCTAATACTCAAATTAAATGAAGAAAGATACAGAAGGATATATGTCTAATGTTGAATTAGAAACGATTGAGAAAAATATTAGACTATTAAAATCCAAAATTAAGTCCAAAGATCAACAAATTCCCGCCTGGATTCAATCCAAAATTACCAGAGCAGCAGATTATACAACCGATGCCGCTCAATATATGAATACAGGTGGACCCATAGAGGAATCCTCCTTTAAAATTAATCCAGAAGAACATAAAAACTCCAAACCCAAGCCAGGTACAAAGGCGGTCAGAAATATTCCAACAAGTAAGCTATCTTCTGTTCCCAATATTAGTAAAGTGACAAAAAATACACCACTTCTACCTAAATTTACTAAGGAGTCAGTCGTTGATAAAATATTAAAATCACTGTCCGAAGAAGACTGTGCTTGCGATGAGAACGATCCTAGCGAAAAGGAAACAGGATCAAAGCCCGTAAGAAGTGTTGAAAAAATTGCCGAAAAACACGGTGTTTCTGTTGCAAAAATTCAGAAGCAATTAAAGATGGGGATTAAAATTGAGAAAGAACATACCAACAACAAAGAAGAAGCTGAAGGAATTGCTCTTCAACATCTTGCGGAGAAGCCCGATTATTATAGCCGGCTAAAAAAAGTGGAGAATACCCAATCTGAATCCACTATAGTTGCAGATCTTTTGGGTGATACTCAGTTTGATTTCATTTCTGAAGCCAAGAAAATGAAAAAGGATCCATGTTGGGATGGCTACGAAATGATTGGGACCAAGAAAAAGAGTGGCAAAACTGTCCCAAATTGTGTTAAAGAAGCCGTGCTACCGGTTCAAAATGGCCAAGTAATGCAGATTCTTTTTTCCTGGAGAGGAAAGATGATGTCTTCACAATTATTCTTTCCACAAGTTAGAGTTCCTAATCGTAGAGAAGTTACAGATGCTATCATTAAAGTTTATCCAGATGCAAAGGTATTAAACTATAAATTAGGTAGTCAAAATGTTGGACAACCATTAATTCAAGTTCCAAATAGCCATTCAAAAAATTATCTACTCAACAATAAAACCATCGGTGAAGACGTTGATGTTTTTGACGAGGGGCTATTAGATGGAATTAGAGATAACCTAAACAAAAGGCGAGTAGATCAAGAGACTAATAAGAGAAAAGAGAGAATTGAAAAATTTAAGATGTCTAAGGTCACACCAGAAAAGGCTAAACCTGAAGAAACAGAAGAGCCAAAAGATAAACCTTGTCCTTGGAGGGATCACGAAACCTTAGTTACGATAAGAAATCAAGATAAGTTTTTTGACAAAAAACGTAATAGTTTAAGGGAAGAGGGGCCGAGTCTATCTGTAGGTAGAGGTGAAAAGCTTCCCATCTCAAGAGGCGGGGGATTAACCCAAAAAGGACGGGACCGTTATAATAGAGCAACTGGATCAAATCTTAAGGCTCCAGTGACTGGAGATGTTGAACCGGGAAGTAAAGCTGCGAAACGTCGCAAAAACTTTTGCAGTCGTTCTAGAAGTTGGGATGGTGAGCGTGGATTGGCAGCAAGACGCCGTTGGAAGTGTTGATAAATAGCCTGCAATATTCCACACATTATGGCTGAAGAACATTATCTTGGTAATCCCCTTTTAAAAAAAGAATATACCAAAGTTAACTTAACAGAAGAGCAATATCTAGAACTGGCAAAATGTAGTGTTGATCCGGTTTATTTTGCAAAGAATTATATGAAAATTGTAACCCTTGACCACGGGTTACAGCCTTTTGCAATGTTTCCTTTTCAAGAGAGGATGATGCAGTCCTTTCAGAATAACCGTTTTAATATATGCCTACTCCCTCGCCAAAGTGGTAAGCCATTTTCTCTAGATACACCTATTCCAACCGTAAATGGTTGGACGACAATGGGTGAAATTAAACTTGGCGACAAAGTTTTTTCACAATCTGGAAATATTGTTTCTGTTATTTCTAAAACTGAAACGATGTATGACCACGATTGTTATGAGATTACCTTTGATACTGGCGAAAAGATCATATCTTCAACCGACCATTTATGGGAAGTAAATTGTTCATATTGGAGTGCCGGAAAAAAAGTCATTACAACCGGAGAAATAAGTGAAATTTATGCTAGAAGAACCGAAAATAAAAGAGGTAAAGGCGTCCAAGGCTCTTTATACATTGAAAGCGCAAATTCCATCAATTTACCAAAAAAGGATTTAAAAATAGATCCATATCTTTTAGGTCTTTGGTTGGGAGATGGATATTCTCATACCAGTAGAATTGTATCACATAAAGATGACTACAATTTTTATAAAACGAATTTAGAAGTAGAAACGGAAAAAGAGATCAATAATTGTATAATTTTTAGAATTAAAGACCTACAACCCAAACTAAAGGAATACAATTTAATAAAAAATAAACATATTCCTCAAGATTATTTGAGATCTTCACATGAAGATAGATTAAATCTTCTTCGTGGATTAATGGATTCTGATGGTTCTGTGAAACGTGACAGTAGAGCCTTTGAATTTTATCAAAAAAGCTACAAAATTATTATACAATTTGTGGAACTCCTTTCCACTATGGGCATTAAATCAAATATAAGAAGTAAAGATATTAAAGGTGTTGAATATTATACTGTTTCTTTTACAACCGAGGAAATAATTTTCAATCTACCCAGAAAAATAGAAGTAATCAATAAAACTAAAAAAACTCGCCCGCAAGATAAAAGACATTATATTCATTCTATTGAAAAGGTATCTAGTGTGCCAGTTGCTTGCATTCAAGTTAACAGTGATGACCATTTATTTTTATGCGGAAAATCATTTATTCCAACACACAACTCTACAACTTCAGTAGCATTTCTCTTACATTATGCAATTTTCAATGATAATGTAAATATTGCCGTTCTTGCAAACAAGGCAAGTACCGCTAGAGATATTCTCAATAGACTACAAACGGGATATGAAAACCTACCACGGTGGCTACAGCAAGGGGTTTCATCTTGGAATAAAGGATCAATGGAACTTGAAAATGGTTCCAAAATTATTGCAGCTTCCACGTCTGCGTCATCGGTTAGAGGTGGAACTTATAATATCATCTTTCTTGATGAATTCGCTTTCGTGCCTCAACAGGTAGCAGATAACTTTATGAGTTCGGTATATCCCACTATTACTTCAGGTAAAGACACAAAGGTTATCATTGTCAGTACGCCTAATGGCCTAAATCAATTCTATAAGCTCTGGGATGATGCAATAAAGCAAAAAAATAAATACATTCCAACTCGGGTTTATTGGCAAGATGTTCCAGGAAGAGACCAACACTTTAAAGAAGAAACTATCGCCAACATTGGTCAAACTAAATGGGACGCCGAATTTGAATGCGACTTTCTGGGCTCTTCAGATACTCTTATTAGTGGCGTAAAACTATCCAATATGGTTATAGATACGCCAATAAGAAGTCAAGAATTATTAGATGTATATGATGAACCCCAACCCGATAGAATCTATGTAATAACGGTAGATATTGCCCAAGGTGTTGAATTGGACTATTCGGCCTTTGTCGTTTTTGATGCCACACAAATACCATATAAAGTTGTTGCTAAGTATAGAAATAATAACATTCCGGCTCTAAGATTTCCAGACGTTATTGAACCAGTTGCAAGAGCATATAACGATGCCTATGTTCTTTGTGAAGTTAATAATGATGCACATGTTGCCGATATTTTACATAATGAGTATGGCTATCCGAACGTAATTCAAACTAAAACTTTGGGCAGGGGAGGTCAAATTGCTGGTCAAAATTTCTCGGGTAAAGGTGTCAAATACGGCATCAAGATGTCAAAGCCAGCGAAAAGTAAAGGTTGTATGAATCTTAAGCAGTTTATCGAAGAAGATAAATTGATTATTAGGGATTTTGATATTTACGGAGAGCTTACGACGTATGTTTCCAGATATAACAGCTTCAGTGCAGAAGAAGGCAAAAACGATGATCTAGTTTCCTGCCTGGTTCTATTCTCGTGGATTATTACTCAAGAATATTTCAAGGAAATGACCGAGACTGATATTCGTAAGCATATAAGAGAAGAACATGAAAAGGAAATGGAAGAAAATGAAGGTCTACCCTTCGGATTTGCACCAACTGTTGAACTTTTACCCGAAATAACCGAAAGATACCTTTCTCTTGCAAAAGATGGAACAACTGATCAAGACGGGAATGTATGGTTTTCCGCCGATAATGATGATGCCGCTTCTTATTTTTGGGAATATAACTATTAATTCACTCTTAAATGCCCATTATTATAAATACTAATAAGACTTAATGAAAGGCATAAAATATGGCGACTCCGCAACTATCTCCCGGTTTTATCATTAGAGAGGTTGATCAAACAGTTGGACGGGTAGATAATATTGTTGACAATATTGGAGCAATCGTCGGTCCATTTAGTATCGGCCCGGTAGAGGAAGCCGTAAATATCAGAACCGAACAAGAATTAATCAACGTTTTTGGTAAACCCCAAAATACTGATGCACAATATGAGTATTGGTTATCTGCATCTTCTTTTCTTTCTTACGGTGGAACTTTAAACGTAGTTAGGAGCAATGGTAGCAATCTAGTCAATGCCAATGCTAGACGGGATAATGTCGGGGTTTCAACAGTAGGTCAGGTTGATCTAAAAATCAAAAACTTTCAAGATTATAGTCTCAACCACACCGATGACGTAAAGACTTATATTTTTGCCGCTAAGACTCCAGGTGAATGGGCAAATAATCTAAAGGTTGCAATTATTGACGATAAGGCTGATCAAATTCTTACGGTTGGTGCTGCGGCCACTCAAGTTGTTGCTGGATTTGGTATTACCACACCTCTAGTAAATCAGCCATCTGCTGGTATCGGTTCCACTACCCTTTTCAACGGTTACCTCAAGTCAATTGTTACTGGTATTGGAAATAGTACGGTTGATGTAAAAATTGTTTCCGTTGTCGATTCGGCCAACGTTGAAACCAAAGTAAACTATGCAGAACGCTCTCAACTACGCTCATTTTTAGCCACAAACGTTGTCAGAATTATAAACAATAGTGGTGCCAATGTTACAACTGCCACTGTTACTGATGCCAAAGATTGGTATAATGAGCAGGTGATTCCTCTCACTAACAGCACAATTTACTGGAAGTCTATTGCAGCTAAGCCGTCTACTAATCAATATTCTTTCGATAGAAATAGTAGAAATGATGCAATTCACGTTGTAGTTGTTGACGACACTGGCAACATTACAGGTATTCAAGGCAATTTACTTGAGAAGCATTTAAATCTTTCCAAGGCTAATGATGCCCGCTCAACTGTAAATGCTCCTCAAAGTATCTTCTGGAAGGATTATATTGCAACCAATTCTTCTTATGTCTATGTTGGCGATAACCCGTCCGATAATAGCAATAATGAAACCGTATATCCAACTGGCTTTAGCACCGGATTCACAAAGCTGACGGTCGCGGAAGGATTGTGGAATGGATCCACTCAGAGTAAAACTTTTAGTTCTATTGGTAATGCAGTCTTTTCACTTTTAGGTGGTAAAGATTATGGAATTAATGGTGGCATGTTGCCAACTCTAGCTGAAATTATTTCAGGTTATCAACTTTTCTCTAATAGAGACAAGTACCCCCTGGATTATCTAATTATGGGTCCTGGCTATATTAATAAAGTTGACTCGCAGGCCAAGGCTAATCAACTCATTTCTCTTGCAAATCAAAGAAAAGATTGTATTGCAACAATTTCTCCACATAGAACTGATGTTGTTGGTTTAACTGACACTGAAGCTCAGACCAATAATGTCATTGAATTCTTCACCTCACTTTCAAGCTCTTCTTTTGCGGTGTTTGATTCTGGTTATAAGTATGTCTTTGACCGTTTCAATAATCGCTATCGTTATATTCCCTGTAATCCAGATATTGCTGGTCTAATGATTCGTACTAGTATTATTGCATATCCCTGGAACTCTCCCGCTGGTCAGCAACGTGGAGTTCTCAATGGAGCAATCAATCTAGCTTACAGTCCCGATAACAACCAAAGAGATCGTCTATATCCGGCCCGTGTGAATGCCATTGTAAATCTTCCAGGTTTTGGGCCTACATTATGGGGCGACAAAACCGCTCTTGGTTATGCCTCTGCTTTTGATAGAATTAACGTTCGCAGACTCTTTCTTACGGTTGAACAGGCTCTTGGTTCTACAGCCAATGCAACTCTATTTGAAAACAATACTGAACAAACCCGCTCAAACTTTATCAATATTGTTGAACCATACTTAAGAGACATTCAGGCTAAAGGTGGTGTTTATGATTTCCGGGTTATCTGTGATACCAGTAACAATACCGATGCAGTAATTGATAATAACGAGTTCAGAGCTGATATTTACCTGAAACCGGTTAAATCAATCAATTATGTCACTCTTACTTTTGTTGCAACCCGCAATGGAGTAAGCTTTGATGAAGTGATTGGCCGAGCCTGATTTATCAATACAACATTAACACAGAGGTTTAAGAACTAAAATGGCAACACTAAAAACGATTACCGCATTTAAATCTAAACTAGCAGGCGGCGGCGCCCGAGCTAATTTATTTGAACTTAGTATTCCAGCATTCCCCACGATTGTTCCAGGTTGGGATAATGAAACCTTTACATTTATGGCTAAAGGTGGTGCAATTCCGGCATCTAATGTAAATCCAGTGGATGTCAATTTTAGAGGTAGAATCCTCAAAGTCCCAGGAGATAGAACTTACGACCCTTGGACTGTTACAATTATCAACGACGAAAATTTCAAAAATCGTACTGCATTTGAGGCATGGTCAAATGCAATCAACCGTATGGAAACTGGAACCGGTGTAACTCGGCCAGATTCTTATATGGCAAATGCTATTCACGTTCAACAATTTGGCCGTGGTTATGATACTGGTATTGAATCCTCAACCATCTCCAATGCAACTAGCGGCTCAACTTTTAAACCCATTCGCACATATGTTCTTCATAATGCCTGGCCATCAAATCTGAGCCCGATTGATTTGAGCTGGGATTCTACTGATCAGATTCAAACTTTTACTGTAGAGTTTCATATGACTCACTGGACCGCAGGAAATGCAACCGGAATCACCGATCAGGTAAATTCTCCAATTACCTAAGCTAAATAGGTCAGTTAAAATTATTAATTAATAATGGCTAAATTATTTGGTTTTTCTATTGAAGATGAATCTAAGAAATTAACAAAAGACCTACTATCGCCAGTACCACCAAATAATGATGACGGCTCTGATCATTATTTGACCACTGGCTTTTTTGGTTCTTATGTAGACATTGAAGGTGTTTACCGAACTGAATTTGACTTAATTAAGCGGTATCGTGAAATGTCACTTCATCACGAAGTTGATACTGCAATTGAAGATATTGTAAATGAGGCGATTGTTTCGGATACTAATGATTCCCCGGTTGAAATTGAATTATCAAATCTTAGTGCCAGTGATGGTATAAAAGATTCAATTCGCAGAGAATTTAAGTATATTCTTGAGATGCTAGATTTTGATAAAAAGTCTCACGAGATATTTAGAAATTGGTATATTGATGGTAGACTACATTATCATAAGCTAATTGACTTCAAGAATCCCCATGCGGGAATTCAAGATCTTAGGTATGTGGATTCTATGAAAATTCGCTTTGTAAGACAAGCGAAAAAGCAAAAGCGTGATAATATGTCTCCAAAATTATATGAAGATCAAAATCCAAATGAAATGGCATTCCCAGAACTGGACGAATATTTTGTCTACAGCCCCAAACAATCCTATCCAGTTGGTTCTGCCGATATGTCAGCCGGTGCTGAAAAGGGAATTAGATTCACGAAAGAATCTATTGCATATTGCACATCGGGATTAGTTGATCGCAATAAAGGAACCACACTCTCTTATCTCAATAAGGCAATTAAAATTCTCAATCAACTTAGAATGATTGAAGATAGTATCGTAATTTATCGTCTTAGCCGAAGCACAGAAAAGAGAATTTTCTATATTGATGTTGGCAGTATGCCGAAGCCTAAGGCTGAACAATACCTACGCGAAGTTATGCTAAGGTATCGCAATAAGATGAACTACAATAATATTACGGGCGAAGTTGATACTTCCCGTAAGTTTATGAGTCTTATGGAAGATTATTGGTTTGCTAGACGTGAAGGTGGTAGAGGTACTGAAGTTGATACCTTACCTGCGGGATGTCTAGCAATGGATACAAAAGTATCTTTACTAGACGGACGAGAACTAACAATTTCAGAGATTGAGTCTGAAATGAAAGATGGTAAGAAACTTTGGACTTATTCTTGTCATCCAACAACTGGTGAGTTTGCACCTGGCTTAATTTCTTGGGCGGGGGTTACTCAAAAGAGTGCTAAGGTTATGAGAATTACTCTTGATAATGGTGAGAGCATCATTTGTACCTACGACCACAAATTCCCAATTTATGATATTGGCTTTGTTGAGGCAAAGGATTTGTCTGTAGGACAGAGTATGATTCCCCTTCATAAAAAAGAAAATATAGCAATCACAAATATTGAATATCTAATTGATGAAATTGAAGTGGGAACTTTAACAATTGATTCTGATGAGTCTATTCATAACTATCACACTTTTGCTCTTTCCTGTGGAATCTATACCAAAAACAGTAATTTAGGCGAATTAACTGATTTGGAATATTTCAAAAGAAATCTCTATAAGTCACTAAACGTGCCCGAAACTAGAATCGGTGGAGATAGCGGTTTCAATCTAGGCCGTTCAACTGAAATCTTAAGAGATGAAGTTAAGTTTACCAAATTTGTAGGAAGATTGCGCAAAAGGTTTTCTCAACTTTTTATTGATCTATTGGGAACCCAACTTCAACTAAAGAATATTGTGACACCCGAAGATTGGAAAAAAATGGCTGAACATATTCAGTTTGATTTCCTATATGATAATCACTTTGCCGAACTTAAAGAATCTGAGCTATTTACCGAACGTTTGAATATGGTAACAATGGCTGAACCATATGTCGGCAGATATTTCTCTCAGGACTATCTACGCAGAAAAATTCTCCGCCAGACTGATGAAGAAATTATTGAGCAAGATGGGCTGATTGAAAAGGAAATAAAGGATGGAACTATTCCTGATCCAAATGCCCCAGTTGACCCAGAAACGGGTTTACCGTTAGATCCCAATATGGCACCCCAAGAACCCCCCACAGGCACCCCAGAAGCCCCTGTAGCGGCCTCTCAGGCTGCAAATAACATAAATGGTCAATCTGGTAAAGTTCCGGTTGAACCTAAAATGCCCAAGGGTGGAGAAATCTAAATAGACTTAGTTATTATATAACAAAATGGACGAACAAGATTTACTTGATTTAATTGCAGCCGATGATTCGCAGGCTCAAATTAGTGATAGAATTAAAGATATTCTATCTGGGAAGGCTCTAGAAAAGATTGATGAATTGGTGCCTGAAGTATCTGCAGCCTTATTTAATGGTTCTAAAGATTAATGGGAGACCTCAAAGAATTTTTTGAGGCAGTAAGTAAAGAAAAGAAGATACAGCAGGAAGAAGTGGAGGAATTAATTTCCACTTCTTTTGATGATTTTTTTATTAAACCTCTAATTGAGGAGACTAAACCGAAAAAAAGAGATAAGAGCACAAAAACTAAATTTATTAAAGAGGATCATTCCCTGTTGGAGAAATCCTTAGGACTTCTCGCTGAACCTACATCTACAAAAAACCAGGATCCGCTAACCCCTTTAGATCAGAACTTTTTGACTGTTGATGCCTTTCAGAAGCATTACCAGTCTTTTTTATCAAGAATACAGCAACAACTCTCAATTATAGGTGGAGGCGGTGAAACTCGTTTAGAATTTTTAGATGATGTAGATAGAAATTCAGCTAAAGTTAATAATAAGTTTCTTCGCTATAATACCACCAATAAAAAATGGGAAGGTGCAGATCCGGGTAGCAGTGGAATGCAATATTCCACGACGACTGTATCCACAAATTCTTATACAATAAAAACAACTGATTATTATATCGGAGTAAATTTTCAAGGAGCGGTTACAATAACACTTCCTGACAGTTCAACAAATGGAACATGTTATGTAATCAAAGATGAATTAGGTCAGGCTTCAAATGGAGCTAACCGTTATATTCAAATTATTTCATCCGGTTCTGATACTATTGATGGAAAGCCTGCGGTTACTATAGCTTTTGATTATGGTTCAATAACTATCATTTACAATAATGGGTGGAGAGTAGTCTAATGTCACACTTATACGAGCCGAGTAAAAATATATATGATGCCTTTGGGAGGTTAAAGTCTTCAAATCCATTAACACTATTTGATTCTAGTCATCGTTATAGAGATAATGATCTTTGGTCAACTTTAGTTGTTGGAGCTGGAAGCACATATTCTTTTAATCCCCATCAGGGGTTGGTTGAACTAACTGTTGGAACCGGAGCAACTTGCCAGATTATACGAGAAACGACAAAAGTATTCGCTTATCAACCAGGCAAAGGATTGAGCATTAACAATACTGGCATTATGAATCCACCTAAACCAAACCTCAGGCAAAGAATTGGTTATTTCGGAATTGATAATGGGATATATTTTGAACAAGATGGTGATGCAGTCAATATTGTAGAAAGAAGCATTACTAGTGGTATAGTTTCAGAAACAAGAGTTCCACAAACCCAATGGAACGTAGACACTTTAACCGGAGTTGGTGTATCAAATCCTACTGGAATAAAATTGAATATTTCCAAGGCTCAGATATTTTGGACAGATATTGAATGGCTAGGAGAGGGGACTGTAAGAGCCGGTTTTATCATAGATGGTAAAATAATTCCGGCACACTATTTCCATCATGCCAATAGAATTGAGACAACTTATATGACAACCGCAAGTCTACCTATAAGATATGAAATAACTAATGTTGGAGTAACAACAAGCTCTAGTACACTAAAGCAGGTTTGTTCAACTGTTATTTCAGAAGGTGGCTACGAGCTAAGAGGTCTTCAGCAAGCTGTTGGCACTCAGATAACTACACCTGTTACTATGCCAGTAGCCGGAACACTCTATCCGTTAATTTCAATTCGCCTTAAAACCACACCCAATAGAATGGATGCTATCGTTATTCTTACTGCACTTTCTATTATGGGAATTACCAATAATTCTAATTATAATTGGAAAGTTGTTTCTAGGGGAACAACGTCTGGTGGAACATGGATTGATACAGGTAACGAATCATCCGTAGAGTATAACATTAACGGCACGCTAATAACCGGTGGTAGAATTCTGGCTTCAGGTTATTTTAGCGCCTCTAATCAATTCAATAGTAATGTTGATATTTTAAAAGAGTCCCTATTTAAGTTTCAACTCGAAAGAAACACTTTAAATAACACTCCATTTGAATTGACACTGGCAGCAGTGGCTAGTGTTACAAATTCTAATATTCACTGCTCTTTAGATTGGGAGGAGATAAGTAGGTAAATAAACATAAGATTGAAGTATAATAAATAAACATAAGATTGAAGTATAATAATGCAAATTACAAAGCTGATTGAAACACAAGTTTCAACGCCCACCACAACAGGAACCGCAATAACCCTCAACTCTGCAACTTGCGTTAGAATTTGTAATGATACTGGCGGAGAAATCGTAGTCAGCATTTCAACATCTGTTGGAGCAAGCACTTCAAATTCTTTTACTATTCCACGCTATAGCGTAGAATTTTTACAAAAACTATCCACAGATGTCATTTTTACAAGTGCAGCGATTAAGGCCAATAAAGTAGGATTTACTAACTAATATAAAATGGCAACACAAGAAATCACTGGAATCACTATTGAAAAGGGTACAGATTTTTCTGTATCTTTTTTGATTGACTCTTTTGATGGAAATCCGTTAAATATTAGCGATTATACTGCAGTTGCCAAGATAAGAAAGTATCCATCTTCAACGTCTTTTAAATCTTTTGTTGCTACTGTTTTAGGTGAAACCGGTTATGTTAATATAAGTATGCAAAAGGAGATAACACAACAATTATCCGTTGGGAGAAATTATTTCGATATTATCATCACAAATCAATATGAGACGTTTAAGCTGGTTAAGGGTTCTCTAATAGTGGAGGATACTGCATCTCTATGATTGATAAATCTAGGATTAGATTAGGTCCAGGAGTTTACCGGGTCAGTACAGTTCAAGACCCAATGGCTGATAGTGCCTACTACATCTACACCCAGAGCACCACTTCTGATGTTACCTTATATCTAACTTTAGTTAATTCAAATAACACTCCAGCTTCAAAAGAGATAGTATATACAAATTATGGTCTATCATATAATCCCTTAATTGGGAATTTATCAATTGGAAGTAGCATACAGATTAGTCCAGATCGTCTAATTTATGCTCCAACCTCTTTTTATATTGGCAATGGTTCTACTGTTGGAATTACCTCATTTAGCGGAAAAATACGCCTAGGTGGTAACAGCATTTTATCCTCGTCTGGTGATACAGTCGTCAGTTTTGCTGGTACTAATACTGAATTTAAAGGAAACGTAACAGTTTTAGATAATTTCATTACAAATAACATAATTGCAGGAATTGTCACTGCCACAAGATTCTTTGGAGATGGATCACAACTAACTGGAATTAATGTAGGTATTCCATCTTATGCAATTAATGCCGGTATTGCAACATATGCAGCAACAGCAGGAATTTCCACAGTTGCCCGAGGACTAACCGGTACTCCAAATCTTATTGTAGGTATCGTTACCGCCACAAGTTTCTTGGGTGATGGTTCCAATTTAACTGGTATTTCCACTAATTCCCCTTATGCGAATAATGCTGGAATTGCAACTTATACATACATCTCAGGTTACTCTACTTCTTCTGGAATATCAACAATTTCAAGTTATGCCATATCTTCGGGAATTTCAACATATTCAAATGTTTCCGGCATTTCTACTGCTGCGGGCTATGCAACTATTTCCGGCTATTCATCCACGGCTGGTATAGCAACAGTCTCAACATATTCTACTATATCTGGGGTTTCAACCGCAGCTCAAGGTCTTACTGGAACGCCTAATCTTATTGTTGGATTTATTACGGCAACGAGATTTGTAGGCGATGGTTCTCAATTAACCGGAATTTCTACCAATTCTCCATATTCAAGTGTTGCGGGAGTTTCTACCTACTCAAATACATCTGGGATTGCAACAGTTTCTCAAGGACTTGCTGGTACTCCCAATATTGTTGCAGGAATTGTTACTGCAACAAGTTTTATAGGAAATGGTTCACAAATAACTGGAATTTCTACCAACTCACCCTATGCAAATATAGCCGGAATTGCAACCATTTCAGGTTACTCCACTTCTTCTGGAATTTCAACAATATCTGGTTATTCATCCTCGGCGGGTATTGCAACCACTGCAACATATGCAGTAACTTCTGGAATTTCAACTATATCCCAAGGTCTTACTGGAACACCTAATCTTATTGTGGGAATTGTATCCGCCACAAGTTTTATAGGAAATGGTTCACAAATAACGGGTATCTCTACCAATTCCCCCTATGCAGTTGTTGCAGGAATTGCAACCTATGCACAAAATGCGGGAATTTCCACGACTTCTGGTTATGCTACGTCTTCTGGCATATCATCTACC